TCTCTAAGCATAAGGTCAAATCTTTTTATATCCCAAGACATAAGCTCCTCATATTCTTTAAATTTAGTTTTATTAAAATACTCTTCGCTATACAGAAAGAGTATCATATCTATTTCTGGAGTTCCTATTTTATGCTTTGCTTTAATCCAATATCTTATAACCCTCCAGAACTTTAAGTAGTTATGATCTGTGTTTATCATTTAATTTAATTTATATCTTTGTAAAAATACAAAAATGGATATAATAAAAGGATCTCAGGAATACATAGACTACATAAATGAATATATAGTTCCTGATTATAAAGTAGAAGACTACATATTAACATTAGGTGTTGATGTATTAATAGATATGTTAGATTCAGGTATTTTATACACTTACGATGACGCATATATAAATGCAAATATGCAGGAAAAGGGTTATAATTTAATAATAGAATGAAGTCTCCTATAGATTTTAAAGACTTTGCAGCAAACCCCATAATAGGAGTACTATTTTTTTGTTTAATAGCAATAGGATATTTATATATTGATAATAAGACTACGCTAACAAACCAAATCAAAGCATTACAAGAAGAAGTTGTTGTTTTAAGAAGTGATTACAAAAAATTAAACGATAAGTTTATAAAAACGTTACAAGAGATTAATGATTAGACTTGTTTTTATATTATTGCTTGCATTGTTTTCTTGTTCCCAACCAGAAGAGCTGCCTACAGAGGTAGAGCCCTCTAATATAAACGTAGATAGCTTGGCTAACGCTACAATAGAGCTAGTAAACGAACAAAAAAAAGAAAAAGTTTTACTAGAACAAGATCTTTGGCGTAAAAAAAGAGATATAAAAAAAATAGAAAAAAAATTTAACGAAAGTATGTATGAATTAAAAAATTTAAAATTGATAAGCGAAGACAGCTTAGTTTTTGATTATAAGATAGTTGTAAAACAAATTGTAGACACAGTAAGGTTTACAGTTAGCGACTCTCTTTGTATAAATTGTAGAGTAATACAAAAGAAAAAAGAAAATACTTTGGTAAGCAAAGCGGTTAAATGGTTTAAAAAGAATATAAAATTATAATTATCTTTGTTGTAAACTAAAAAATAAAAATTCAGAAACTATGTCTAAAAATTTATACAAGAAAAAAACTCCTCCAATGGTTAACGCACCAACCCCTAAGAACAAAAAGAAAAAGGTAGTTAAAAAAACAACATCTAATCCAGACAAGCCAAAGACAAGAACAGTAAGAACAGATAATACTAGGACAAATGTCATGACACCTTATCAAAGGAAAATGATTGATATGCAGAGAAAAGATAAAGTAACTGTAAAGCCGAAGAATAAAAAGAAACCAAATCCAAAGAACAAGAGTATTATGAATACTCCTACTAAACAAATTCCAAAGGCGATCAAGAAAAAGGTAAAACAAAAGATTAAAAACGTAATGAACAATACTCCAAAACAAAACATTAAAAAAGCAATATTTGGAGACTCTAATCTTTATGTAAAAATGTATAAGAAGATGAAGATGAAAGTTAAAAAAATGACTAAATAGAGCGTGGCAGTTAATAAAAAAGGTGTTCTTAAATCCGCAGTAAAAAAAGTTGCAACAAAAGTTATAAGAAGAGCGGGGCCATTAGCAGTGGCCTCAACGCTTTATGATTTTTACAAAAGCGGTCAAAAACATTCTGGAGGTAAAGCCGTAAAAGGTCAAAAGTCTTTTATGAAAAATTCATTAAGAAACACAGGGCGTTTAGTTAAAAATAGAAAATCAATTTATAAAAAAAAATAGTATAATGGCAAAAAGAAAAACAGGGAAGGGATTAAAAAAAGCTTGTTGGAAAGGATATGAAGCATACGGCATGAAAATAAAAGGAGGAAGAAAAGTTCCTAACTGTGTTCCTAAAAGAAATAAAAAATAATGGCTAAAAAATTTAAAATACATAATATGTATAAGAAAGATAAAGTAGTTAAGGCTACGTCTTATAAAAAACATCTTGAACTGAAAAAGAAAGGGTATACACATAAGAAAAAGTAATGGGTACTAAAGGCAGAACAGGAGGAAAAGATGGGAAAAAAAATACTAGCTATTTAAATAGACTAAAAGCAAATAGCGATTCTTTAGCTGTTTATAATAAAGCTTTAAAAAATCAAAGAGAATTAAATTCTATTATTGATTACAATACAAAAACTAAAGAAGAAAACAAAAAGTCTAAAGCGGCGTATGATAAAGAAACGTCTGATATAGCTCAAGCTCGTATTAGCAAACCTGACAGAAGGCCGAATGTAATAATGAATACCTCGGGAGACACATTATCTAGAGATGAATACAATAAGTACGCAAGAAAACAAAATCGCGAAGGAAGAAAAATAGATTCAGACACAACAAACGTAGCTGTAGATAGATACGCGCCAAATCAAACAGGGGTGGGGCCATTTGGAGAAAAGTATGGTAAATTCAGACAGCCTTATAAACCAAAAAAATTAAAGCTATTTAATGAAAGCATGAGATCTGGAGACGTGGAAAAGTTAAAACCTGGCCCGCCACCTAAGAAAGAAAAATTAGTTAAAGTTACTCCAAGAAAAATAAAACCAACTCCTGTTAAAGAAAAAGAGTTCAAACCTGAAAAAGTACCAGGCTATTTAGTAAATAGAAGAAAGAAAAAAAGCAAAATTAAAAAAATTGTATCTTCAATAAATGCTTTTACTGGCAAAAAGGTAATAAGAAAGAAAAGAAAAGTAAGAAACTTGGTGACTGGAAAAAACAACAGAATAAGTTAATATGGCCACTAGAGGAAGAACTAAAAAAGGAAGGATAGCCAGGTCTACAGGAAAGGGAGGGAACTACCGATCTACTAAGTCTGGAGCTGGAATGACTAAGAAAGGTGTTGCGGCATATAGACGTAAAAATCCTGGCAGTAAATTAAAAACGGCTGTAACAGAAAAAAACGCTACAGGTAAAAGAGCTTCAAGAAGAAAATCTTTTTGTGCTAGAATGAGTGGAATGAAAGGGCCCTTAAGAGATAAGAAGGGAAGGCCAACAAGAAAGGCGATGGCGTTACGACGCTGGAGATGCTAATTAATTAATTCTTATATTTGTAAAATTAAAACTAAAAAAAGCCATGGCAAAAAAAGTCCAAGTAAGAGAAACTACTGTTGTAAATAAAAGAAGAAGAAAAGGAAAAGGTGAGGCGGTAGGAAGAATTAAAAAATCTACAACAACAAGAACTGACGGAACTAAGACTGTTACTAAGCTTCGTAAAGACGGTACTCTTAAAAAGAAAAAAGAATTTGCAGCAGGAAAAAAGAAAGCAAATACTATTACTAAAAGAAGAAATACACAGGGAAAATCTGGAAGTTTGACTACAACTAAAACTTATAAAAAAGGTGTTAAAGGAGCTACTATTACAAAAAAAGGAACAAAGAGAAATTTAAATACGGGTTATAGCAGAGATGTAGACACTGTAACAACTCGTAAATCAAGAAGAAAAGCAGCTGTTAGAGGGGTAGGTAAGGCTATTAAAACGGGAGTAAAATTAGCGGCAGGTACAGCTTTAGCAACAACTCCAGTAGGAAAAGCTGTGGGAATGTTAGCAGCAAGAACAGCAGGAGCAGCTATGAGCGGAGCAACGATAGGCACTGTGGCTGGAAGTGTAGGTAGAGGAGCTAAAAGAATTGCAAAAAAAGTAGGCAAAACAGTTAAAAAAGTTGTTAAAAAGAAAATAAACAAGATTAAGTCTAACAGAAGAAATCCTAATAGAAAAAGAATGTAATCATGAGAAATAAAAATAAAAAAGACTACAACAGTATAGGGTTTAAAAATAAAGACATAGATAAATTCGGAATGCTTAGTATAAAAGCAGGCATAGACAATAACCCGAAGATTACTCAAGCTGATAGAATTGCTGGAGCTAAAATGAATAAAAATAAAAAGTAATGCCTACAGTAAAATACAAATGTCCTGATACGGGCAAAAATATGAAAAAAGTTTTTCCTTATAACGCAGTAGGAAAGGCTCAAGCAGGACAGTTTACAAAAGAAATGGGTGGTAACAAGAAGAATAACCCAGGATATGGTATGGAAAAGAAAATGAGTTCAAGTTATTAATATAAAAAATAAAATTATGCAAGGATATAACGACAGGTTAAATGAGTCACTAGGAGCTAGAAATGGCAAGAAGTCTCAATCAATGAAAGACAGAAGAGATGAATCAAAAGGAATGTCAAAAAAAATGTATGGTCATTCTTACGGTGCTGACAAATCAATGTCTTACAGACACACAGCAAAAATAGTAAGACACGATCATTTAAGATAATTATGGCGGGAAGAACTAAAAATAAATTTCCTGAAATAAAAAAGTCTAACCAAGGTAAATTTACGTCTTGGGCAAAACAAAACGGATTTAAAGATGCGTGCAGTGCTGCCTCTGCTGTCATGAAAAAAACAGACAACTATTCTGAGTCTGTAGTAAAAATGGCAAACTATGCAAAAAACTTTGGTTGTAGTAGAAAATAATTAAATAAAATATTATGGCAAAAAAGAAATCAAAGACAGCAAAAAAAAATTTATTAAAAAAAGAGCCTAAAGCTTTAGCAAACTTAACTTATGAAGAGAAGGTTGCTTTAAAAACATCAGGTGTTCCTGGTAAAACTAAAACAGTAGAGCCTCCTAAAGAGGTAAAACCAGATTCTCATGTTCAATTTATAACTGCTCGCCCAGCGACGCCAGTTAATTCAAGAGATCGCAACAGATAGCTAAATAAATGAAAGAAAAATTAATATCTTTGTATTCGTATTTACAGTGTAAATGGAATAGTTTAATGAACTTCTTATCTTTTGAGGTAAGTGAGTGCCCAAACACAACTTGCTCATGCAAAATGTAAATAGACCGTCTAAGGGTTTAGGCGATACAATAGCAAAAGTAACGAAAGCAACAGGTTTAGATCGTGTTGCTGATAAAATGGCTAAAGCCGCTGGTATGAGTGACTGTGGTTGTGGGGATCGGAGAGACTCTCTTAATAGAGTTTTTCCATATAAAAAATAAAAAAAATGGCATATCAAAAAATAGTAGTAAATACAGGTCTATCCGCTGGCGTTCTAGCTAGTGATACTAATCATATTCCAGCTTTACCTAACGTATCTTTGGTAACTGGAACAGGAGATTCTGTAATAAGAGGAACAACAACAGGGGCAGACACTAACTTTTGTGTTGATACGAGTGTAAATTTTACAGCAACAACACCCCCTCTTCCAGTTGTGGCTGGCGATATAGTTTACAACTTAACTAACGCTGGAAATTCAGTTGCTGTAAGTGCAGCAACAACTAAAGTGTTGATGACTGCCAATATATTTTCTGCTGCTGTTGGTGGAGAAGATTATAGAATTTTAAGATTAAAAACCTTAATAGATGCAAGTCAAGATTTTGGAGCATTAGGAGTAAGTGGTGGCGATATAGTTTACAATACAACAGCAAATACTCAAGCGGTAGTTCAGTTTGTGAACGGAAGCGTTTTAAGTTTAGATGTTGATATTTTTGGTACACCAACAACTTTTAATAATTCATATACAATTTATTTATCTGGAGGAAAAGGATCTGCAACTGTAATGGACTCTTCTGACTGCTGTTTATTATACGTCGGTACTAATACAGTTAACGGAAGCATGACACTAGCTACTCAATATGTAGACTTAAGGGTTTTAACTTGCGGTGATAATGAGGTAATATTTAAAAACTTTAAAGTTGGAGAGTATTTGCCAGTTCAAATAAAACAACTATTTTCAACAGGAACATCAGTGTCTGCTAGAGAATCATGTCTAGCTATTTGGTAATATGACAGTTATTTCTGAAAACACAAAAGTTAGTCTTAGTCCTAAAAATCTTATTACTATAATTGTGTTAGTTGCAAGTATGGTGGGAATGTATTATTCTTTACAAGCACAAATAGAAATAGCAAAAGAATTGCCAGAACCAAGTCAAACTCCAACGGAGCAAATGATAGAAATACAAAAGGAGTTGGTTTTTATAAAAACAGAAATGTTAGAAATGAAAGAAACTTTAAATAGGTTAGACGATAGAATTTATCAATTAAGAAAATAATGAATGAGAGCAATAAAAAAAATTATTGTTCATTGTTCTGCAACTCCACGAAATAAAGATTTTTCAGCAGAAGATATAAGGGACTGGCATGTAAAAGGAAATGGCTGGGACGATATAGGTTATCACTTTGTAATAAGACTTGATGGTTCTATGGAGTATGGAAGAATGGTGGACAAATACGGGGCTCATGTTTCTGGACATAATTACCAAAGCTTAGGTGTATGTTATATAGGAGGTATGAGTAAAGACATGAAAGACTGGGAAGACACTAGAACCGATGAACAAAAAAAATCATTAATAATTTTATTAAAAAATTTAAAAAAATTTCACCCTGAAGCCATTATATATGGCCATAGAGATTTTTCTACTAAAAGCTGCCCAAGTTTTGATGCAAAACAAGAATACAAAGATTTATGAATATATGGAATAAAATTTTTGGATCAGCAGGCATAGAGGTTGCAGATAAAGTAACAGGCATAGTGGATAAATTTATTCAAACGCCTGATGAAAAAGTAGCGTTTAAAAAAGAGATGTTAAGAATATTTCATAATGCTGCTAATGAAGAACAAAAAAACGTAACAGAAAGGTGGAAAAGCGATATGACTTCAGATAGCTTGTTATCAAAATCTGTTCGGCCAGCTGTACTAATTTTTCTAATAACCAGCACAATCTTGCTTATTTTTATTGACTCAGGATTTATTACCTTTGTAGTTGATGATGAGTGGAAAGATCTTTTAAAAGTTTTGCTAGTAACTGTTGTTGCTGCATACTTTGGAGGACGCTCATACGAAAAAGGAACTAAAATTAAAAATAAGTAATGTCTAAAATATCATCGTATCCGATACAATCAATAATAGTAGGAACTGACAAGGTAATTGGTAGTGATGCTATTAATGACATGGCAACAAAGAATTTTACTTTTGATGATATTGCTATTTTTCTTAACACAAACAATAAAATAGAAAGCAACGCATTAAGGTATCAGTATCAAAACTGGAACACAGGTGATGTAAGAAGGTCTGGAACTATATCTTTTTCAAACTCAGGAGCTGGAACACCTGCCTTTTCTTCTTTAACAACATTTATGTTAAGCAAGTTTATGTTAAAATCAAACATAGACGTTTCTTCGTACTATTCAGTACCACTGATATCTTCAGTAGTTTTAATTTCACAAAGCGACAATCCTTCAAATTTTGGTGTATATAATTGGAATTCAGCTACACAAGACGGAGCNGANCCTAATTTTTTTGATATAGGATTATCATTTAGAGCTGGTGCTGGTAACCTTATAAACGATAAAGATTATTTCATATCTTTGCTAACGTATGGCGGAGCTACTTCAGGAGATAAAAATTATGTTTTTTCTCAAGATGTGGCGGCTAATCCTTGGATTGTAAATCATGGATTAAATAAGTATCCGTCAGTATCTGTTGTTAACTCNGCGTTAGAAACAGTATACGNAGANGTAGANTATGATAGTTTAAATCAAGTAACAATAACTTTTAANGGGCCACAAACAGGAAAGGCCTTTTTTAACTAACAAAAAAACATAACATGAAAAAAATATTATTAACATCAGTATTAAGTTTATTTACAATTTTAGCTTCAGCACAATTTATGGTAACAAGCATGATTAGTTCGCCAGCAGACGGAGAAGAAATAAGCTTAGACAATTTAACGGACAACATAGGGGTAATGTACACTATGGATAAAATAAGTGCAGGAGTAATGATGAATGGAGATGACTATAATTTTGTAGCAAGATATTCTTTAGGTGAACGCCTATATGCTTACGGATTAATGACTGAAGATGAAGAAGTGTCTTTAGGAGTTGGGTATGCTTTAAATGTGTGGAAAGAACTATACATAGAGCCGTCTTATTTATTAGATCTTGAAAACGAAGACTATGAAGGGGAACTTAAACTAAGCTTAACCTATAAATTTTAACAATATAAAACACAGATAACATGGCAATTAATTTTTTACAAAATGTCTCGCTCAATAACACAGAGCTACAAAACTTTAAAGTACANAANGTAACTTCTGATCCTTCCGTAACAGGGGAAGGTCAGTTAATCTATAGATCAGACTCTAATGTTCTAAAATTTTACAATGGAGCTAGTTGGATTACTTTAGATAGTAACGCTGGTACAGTTACATCTGTAGGTGTTTCAAGTAACTACTTTACTATTGGTAGTTCTCCGATAACTTCTAGTGGGACAATATCTGTAGATATGCCAGCATCTGGAGTTACCGCAGCATCTTATACTCTTGCAAGTATTACTGTTGATTCAAAAGGATTAATTACATCAGCATCAAGCGGCTCGGTTAATGTAGGGGTTACGACTTTTACTAACGCTAACGGAACATTTGTTTCGGCATCAACTGTTAACTCATCTGCAACTGGAGCCGTAACAATGGGTACTATTGATTTATCTGCTTCTGGTTCGCCAAGCGGTTCTACGTTCTTAAGAGGTGATAATGTTTGGGCGTCTGTACCTGGAGGATATACTAATTGGACTTTACAGGGTGATTCAGGGTCTAACTTAACAGTTAATGACGGAGTAACAGTTGATTTAGCAGGAGGAACAGGAGTTTCTACAGCAACAACAGCTACAGGAATGACTATAACAAACACTGGTGTAACTTCTGCGGTAGCAGGATCAAACATATCAGTAAGTGGTGCGACTGGAGCTGTAACTATTGCATATACAGGCGGAACTGGAACTATGAGTTCATGGAATTTGGTTGGTGACTCAGGAAGTCAATCAATAACAAACGGAAACAATGCTACTTTTATTGGCGGAACTGGTATTACAACGGCGGCAAGTGCAACTGATGATTTAACAATTACTCTTGATAATACATCGGTAACGGCAGGGTCATATACTTCGGCTAACTTTACAGTTGACGCACAAGGTAGAATAACTGCCGCATCTAATGGTGGTGCAGGAACAATGACTTCATGGACTATTGGCTCAACGACAGGATCAAATCAAACTGTTAGTAATGGTCAAGTAGTAGATGTTGTTGGTGGAACATACATTAGCGGTTCTATTGCGGGAACAAGAACAGTAACTTTAGCTCACGATACTACATCAAGAAGCGATACTACTAGTACAAGTTCTCCAGGATCGGCAGGAACGTTTACAGCGGTTGACTCTGTAACAACAAATAGTACAGGTCACATAACTGCTTTAAATACTAAAACTGTAACAATGCCAACACTACCTACTGTATATAGTGGGTGGTTATTAACAGGAGACAGTGGTACATCAGCAAACGTAACGGCTGGCTCAACTGTAGATATACAAGGTGGAACAGGAATAACAACAAGTTCTAACGGATTTATTCTTGATGTTACAAATGATGGTGTTCTTTCTAATATTGCAGGAACAGGTATTGGGGTAAGTGGAGCTACAGGAAATGTAACAATATCTAATACAGGGGTTACTTCAGCGGTTGCTGGATCTAATATTAGTGTATCATCAGCAACAGGAGCGGTAACAATAGCTTACACTGGAGGGACAGGAGAAATGACTTCTTGGACTTTAGCGGCAGACAGTGGCTCAAGCCAATCTATAACTAATGGTAATACAGTAACAATACAAGGTTCAACTGGTATTGATACAGCGGTTAGTGCTACAGATGATGTAACAATTAACTTAGATTTAAATGAACTAACAACAATTACTTCGGCAGCAGCTACGGCTGAATTAATTATAAATAGTTCTGGTAACAAAAAGATTGATATAGATGACATTCACTTAAATCAATTTGGTGATGCTGAAGGGACTATTGACATGGGAGGATTTAAAATCCTAGATGTTGCAACTGGAGTTTCAGGAACCGATGCTGTAAACGTAAATCAATTAAACGCTGCCGTTGTAGGTCTATTAGACTTCAAAGGAGGTTTCAATGCAAGCACAGGTGCAATCGTAGGTGGAGGAAACTTAACAAGTGGTGCTTCAAGAGTTGCTATAGCTGTCGGTGATTTTTATGTTGTTACAGTAGCTGGTAATTTCTTTGGAGATGCTTCAGAGCCATTAGAAATAGGAGATCAGGTTATTGCTCAAACTGCTGCTGTTCAAGGAGCTTCGGTAATTGGAGACTTTGTAACAGTACAGGCGAATATTGATATTGCAACAACTACTACAGTAGGTTTAGTAAGTGTTCCAACATCAGGAGGAATTAATGTAAGTGCAGCAGGAGCAATATCTTTAGATTCGGGAGCAGATGCTTCTTCAGGTTCTGCAACACAAACGTCATCTATTACTACTAATGCTTATGGTCAGGTTACAAGTCAGTCAAATACAACTATTGCAATACCAGCATCACAAATTACAGACTTTTGTCAAGCGGTAACAACTTGTATTGGTAATAATCATAATGCTGTTGCAAATATTGGTAACAATTCAGCAACAACTTACACTGTAACTCACAATTTAGGAACAAGAGATGTAATGGTTCAAATTTATCGTAACGAATCTCCTTTTGATGATTTGGGTTGTGGAGTTGAAAGAACTTCAACATCTGCGATTACTATTTCTACAGTAGATCCTTTAGATACAAATGAAGCAAGAGTATTGATTACAGAAATACTTTAATCTAAATCACATATACGGGTTTAAATATTGGCATAACGCTTTTATTTAAATTCGTATATTTGTAAAAATCAAATAAAAATAACTATGTCTTCTTGTAATATAACAGATAATAGATGGTTTTGTGATAACGTAAAAATTAAAATGGGGGATGGAGGCCCTGGAAGCGGTGGCAACCAAGTACCAGATTTTACTATTTATCATGATGCCCCTGGCGGATCCTCTAATATAAACTATATTACAGCTACAAAGTTTGCAAGTTCTGATCCTAATGATCCAAATCCAAGGCCAATATACATACAAGCTACCGAAACAAGAATAGAGGGTGTTGATGATATTATGGCAACCTTCATACAGGCAAGTAATTATGTAGGGGGAAATAGTGCTGTAAATTTATATGCTGATAACAGCATAAGATTTACAACAACAACAGCGGGTGCAACCGTTAATGGAGCGTTAACAATAAACACAATAGTTAATGCAGGTACTGATACTGATAAGTTTTTAGTATCAGGGGCAAGCGGTACGGTTAAGTTTAGAACAGGTGCTGAAGTAAGAAGTGATATAGGTGCAGGAACAGGAAATGGAACGGTAACAAGTGTAGGATTTTCTCATGGAGGAAATGCTTTTACAACAGGTGGTGCGCCAGTAACAAGTAATGGTACAATTTCCATTACAATGGCAGGTAGTTCTTCNCAGTATGTTAACGGAGCAGGTAACCTTACCTCTTTTCCAAGTATACCTGCGGCAGCAAACAATGCAACTATTACTATTGCTGGTGCTGATGGTATCCGTATAAATAATGGTGCTAGTGGTAACTTTACAACTGACCAGTCTGTTGCTGAGACTATAACGGTTACAATGGACTATTCTGGAGCAGATAATTTTATATTAGGAAGTGCAGTCGCAACTGGTACTGCTATACAAACAACAGATAAAATAATATATAGTGATGTAAATGATAATGATATATACTATGGAAATGTAAGTGATTTACCGTTTGACAACTCAGGCGGTACAATGTCTAGTTGGAATTTAACTGGAGATAGTGGAGGATCGGCTCAAATTGATCAAGGAGATACTGTTGATATTGCTGGAGGTACAAATATAACTACTACACGATCATCTAACACTGTTACAATAACTAATGACGTTGTTAATAATAATCAGTTAGTAAATGGAGCACTTTATACAACTAATACAGGAACTGTAACAGGAACTGGAGTTTCAACAAGATTAGCTTTTTGGAGCGGGACAAGTTCTTTGTCAAGCGATGCAGGATTAACATATAATAACGCAACAGATGCTTTATCGGTATCAGGGGCAGTAACATGGAGTGGCGGTGGGTCAACAGAGTCTAATTCTGCTTATGACAATATGATTACAGGCTTTTCTGACGGAGGTTCTTCTACAATAACACTAACACTTACACAACAAGACGGTGGCACTTTAACTACATCGTTTGGTAATCCACAAGGTACAGTTACTGAAGTAGGAATATCTCATACAGGTAATGCTTTTGCTGTTAGCGGAACGCCAATTAATTCAAGTGGAACTTTAGCTATTGATATGCAAGGAACCTCATCTCAGTATATTAATGGAGCGGGAAATCTTATTACTTTTCCAAATATACCTTCTTCAGCAAACAACCCAACAATTACACTAACTGCTGGAACAGGATTAACAGGAGGTGGAACTTTTACTCTTAATCAGTCTGGTGCAAGTACAATTACTTTTAATGCTTCTAATAATGGAACTGTTACTCAAGTAGCAACAGGTAGTGGGCTTACGGGTGGAACAATAACAAGCACAGGAACTTTATCGGTTGATTATAGTTCAGCAGGATTGATAGCTGATTGTCCAGCAGGAACAGGATCAATAAGTGAGAATGATTTTATAATGATAGGGAAGGATGATTCAGGTTCTGGAGAAACAAGAACTTATGAGGTACAAGAGCTTTCATCATTTTTTGGATCTGGATCTGTAACTTCGGTTTCAGCTGCAAACCCAACCACTGGTGGGGCAGCGTCTAATCCTCTTTTTATTTCAGGATCTTCAACAGTAAATCCAACAGTAAATCTTAATCAAAATTTAATAACTAATCTTTCAAATTTAGTTGAAGTAGAATCCACAACAGGAAATGGAGGGGGTGTTATTACAGGAACGTGGAATGCCAACACAATACTAGAAAAAACAGGATCTACAGCTGGAGTTTACCAAGGAGAGGTTGTTTATTTTGGCTCTGGTTCTGTAGCAAAAGGAAAATTATATGTTTTAAAAGCTGGTGATTGGGTAGCGGCAGATGCAGACGATGTAACTAAATCTCAAGGATTAATAGCTATTGCTATTGCAACAGGAACAGCTACAGCGGTTGGTATGTTAACAAGAGGAATGTATACTTTAAGTTACGATCCTGCATTTGATGATGGAGATATATTATACTTATCTACTACAGAAGGGCAAATGTATTATGAGCCGCCCTCTGGTTCCCAAAGAGTTGTGAGGATATTAGCAACCGCTCTTTCAGCAAGCTCAGGAGAAATATTCTTTCACCCAGACAATACGTTTATTGAATTAAGTTAATATGACGATATCTAAATTAAACACGATATTGTATAATTCAATAAACAAGGTAGAAACAATTTCTACATCAGGTATTGAGCAAATAAACACAATAGATACTCCTTCAAGTTTTGCTACAAACTATTCAATAGAGGGTAATGGATCAAATCAATATATATCTTTAGGAAATAGAGAAAATACAGGATTAAATCCTACAGAAGCACAAATTAATGGCGATGGATATACTTGGACTCAATGGATTTATATTGATGATTTGTCTACTACTTTTCAGTTGTATTCTTTAGGTGTAAGTGGGACTAATAATTACTATGGTATACAAATGGTAGTAAATAGAAACGCTGCTTTTGTATTTCATTTCTTTGGATTAAATGGTACTAGTCCTGGTGCGGGAACAAATAATCGTTTGACTAAACGAACTCAAAACAGTACAATATCTACAGGACAATGGTATCATCTTGGGGTTGTTGTCCCTACAAATGGTTATGATGATAATTCATCTTGGAAAATGTATATTAATGGCTCGGAATATTCAGGAACGTATATAGATTCAGGAAATACAAGTCTTAATTTAGCTTACAGCGGTAACTCTAATCTTGGAGCTTGGCAAAGAGCAGGAACAACTTTATCTAATCTTTTTGATGGAGAAATAAATAATGCAGCAATTTTTAGTAAAGGACTTAACGCAAGTAATATGGCTGCTATTTATAATAGTGGAACTCCAATAGATTTAAGTTCAAATTCTGGCAACTATACTGAGTCAGCAGCCCTTGAAGCTTGGTGGAGATTTAATGAAGGAACGGGTACATCTTATACTGACAGCACAGGTAATGGATATACTGGTTCAGGCGTTAACAGTCCAACATGGAGCACCAATACTCCATAACAATTACATAAAAAAACTTTTGTATCTTTGTTAAATTAATAACTTAAATAAATATAATATAATGGAAGAAAAAACTAAAAAATTAACGGAAAAAGAATTAACGGTTCTTCAAGAATTACAAGCAGAGTTTAATCAGTTAAAAATGAGCTTGGGTGATACCATTTTGCAACAAAAACAGTTTATGGAACAGATAGAAGAAGTTAAAGGAAAGTTTCAAGAACAAGAGTTAAGCTTAATGGAGATATATGGTAAAAACGCCACTATAGATTTACAAACTGGAAATGTTACTGATCCCCCAAAAGAAGAAGAGGCTGCGGACTTGAAGATAGAAAAATAAAAATGCAACCCTATGGCTAAAATAAAAAACACAACCGCTTACCCAACAGTAACGCCATCTACAAATGATTTAATAATTGGTACTGACGTTAGTGATAACAATAAGACGGTTACTTTTACGGTTAGCTCAATAGGAGGAGGTGCAGGTGTCAATCAAGATTTAAATTCTGTATTAGGCGTGGGGAATACCTCACTGCTTAATATTGAGTTGAATGGTACCGCATCAGCATTAGGATCAAGTATATCTGCGATAGATATATTTCCAACAACAATTTCGGCAGGAGGTTTAGGATCTGTAGGTACTGCGGGACAAGTTTTAAGTTCTACTGGAACTGGTATAGCTTGGATTGCTGCACCAGGAACAAATCAGTCTTGGAACAACACTTTAGCTGTAAGTCCAATCGCAACAGCAAATCCTGAATTAACAGGAACATTTACAATACGAACAAATGGAGGTTTATCCTTAGAAGGAAATTCAACTTTATCTGTTAAAGGTACCTCTGTATTTTATAACATTGTAACTTTAAGTGATGGTGTTGATTTAAAAGTTAGCGATCAGTCACAGATAGGTATAGATGATGGAACAGGAACTTACGTTTATGGTACTACTGGACAGTTTTTAAGTGCAACAGCTACAGGACTTGCTTGGTCAAGCGGGACTACTATTACAAAGCCAACCTTACAAGAAGTTGTAAATGCTGGTAATACTTTATTAAATAGTAGTATAATTTTTACAGGAACTGGTGGAATTACATTAAGTGGAACTAATACAATAACAGGACAAGGAGTTATAAATTTTAATGGTAATGGAACGCCAACAGCTTCAGCAACACAAGGAAGATTAATAATAAGCCAAGGAGCAATTAGTTTAACGGGGGCTAATAGCGAAATAAAACTATTTGGTAGTTCAGGAACTGCTGGTCAGGCTTTAGTTTCTAATGGGCCTTTTATAACTCCTACATGGCAAACAGTAGCTGGATCAAGTGCTAATTTGCAACAAATTTTAGATAATGGAAATACAGCAACACAAAATATAAACTTAACTGGAGATATAAATTTAGATGGGGGAGGTTTAAAGTTAGGATCTAATGGCTTTATAGAGCTAAACGGTAACAGAGGAACTTTAGGGCAAGTTTTAATTTCAGGAGGCCCAGGAGGTTTTCCTACATGGGGAGCTGGTGGAAGTGGAGTTACAAGTATAGATGTTGTAGACACTACATATTTAGATATGACAGTTGATAGTTCTATTGCAGCTGTACCTAAATTAAAAACAGAGTTAATTACTACTGGCACGGTATCTACAGGCCCAGGAGGATTAACAACAGCTTTTTATGACAACAACACTACAGGAACAAATTATGCGGTTGGAAGTAATTTATCTACGGTAGCAACAACTGGATCTGGCTCTGGTATAGTAGTCAATATAACAAACACAACCGCTGGTAGTGTGGTTTTAGCAGACTTATCATTTAATTCAGGAGGTTCAGGGTACGCAGCTGGAGATTTATTTCAAGTAATACAAGCTGGCTCTGATAACAATTTAATTATTGAAGTAGATGGAATAGCTACAGGAACCTATTATGATCAAACAGGTAGATTTTCAACTCCTAAAGGAGCTGACTGGGATTTAGCTGTAACTAATGCGGGGAACCTAATAACTGTAACAAATTCAGATGGAACAAATTCTAGTTCGTTTACATTACAAGGAGGCGGCGGTGCGGTATTTACTAACGCAGGAAATAATAATATAGAACTATCTTTCAGTGGTTCTGGAACAGGAACAGTTCAAAGTATTAGTTTAACTGATTCAACAGGATCGGCAGGAACTGCAATTACAAGCTCAGGTACCTTTACTTTTGCAGAGCAGGCTGCAACTGCTACTTATTTAAGAACAACATCTGCCGTAACAGGTACGTCTATAAAATTATCTACTGAAACACCAACTATTCAAGTTGTGGCAACAAAAGGCGGTACATTACTTGATAAAGCATTAACTATTCAAAACTCAAACGGAACAACAAATAATTCATTTGTATTAGGAACAACAGCCGCACCATCAGTAGCAACCGCTGGTCAAGTATTAGCTTTTAATAGCACAGGTGGTGGGTATATGGAATGGGTAGCACAAGCAGCAGGGGGTAATATGACTTCTTGGAATATTGATGGAGATACTGGCGGCCCTGGAACAGTTGCTGACGGAGAAACAGTAAATATAGTTGGCGGTAACGGTATTAGTACGGCAAGTACTCCAGGAACTAGAACAATAACTATTACTAATACAGGAGTTTCACAAGTAAATGGTTTGGGAGGAAGCATTACATTAAGCGGAAGTGCTAACACAACCGTAGGAGTAAAGGCGGTGTTAACAGCTACTATTACTACGGCAGGAGCAGGATATGTGGCTAATAATTACTATCCAACTACTAAAGTTTCTTCTGTTATTGGAACTGCCGCAGGCGTAATAGTTAGAGTTACCAGCGTTAGTGCAACAGGAGGAATTACTGGGGTATCAATCTATGGTGGAGGAAAAGATTGGACAATAGGAGATATTTTTTCTGTAAACTTTGGAACCTCAACAGCTACTATAACCGTAGCCTCGGTTAGTGCAGTAGGAACAATAACCGCAACAACCTGGAGAGGATTGTCAGGTGTAGATGTAAGTTCTTCAAGTAATTATAAAATAAGAAATATTGGTCGTTTTGAAAACGATTTAACTTTGTATTCTAGTAGTATTAATGAGGTGGTATCAACAGGGGCTTCAGCTACTTTTACTGGATCATTTATTTCAGTAGGTACTAGTGCTTTAACAACAACACCTATTAATGGAATAACTATTCTGGATAACACAGGTGAAGATCTTGGTTTAATTTCAAGAGCATCTGATACCAATATAAAAATAGGATCGTATGCAGCTGGTTGGGATTATTCTAATGCGGCTTGTATTAATAATATAGGAATAGGAGATAACACTAATTCGGCTCTAACTACAGGATTTAAAAATATAGCTATAGGGGAAAACGCAAACAGTGCGAATGACACAGGAACTAACAATATAGCTATTGGTGGAGACACACTTAAGATTTCTGCTGGTGGAAGTAGTAATATTGTTATAGGAAGTTTAGCGGGAAGAGATGCAATACCAGTTGGCGACATCTTAATAGGTAGTAATGCGGGTAGGAATTTAGGTAATAGCACAGGACTTCCTACTAATGTTGACATGCAATTAAGAGTTGCAATAGGTAATAGTGCTATGATTGGAGACGCTACTCATAAGCATGAGCATAATCTAGGTGACGTTGCTATAGGTGATAGAGCCAAACAATATAAGGCATCAACTGCTAATGGAGTTAATGAAGGAGGTGGTGTTTATATAGGTCAACTTGCGGCTCAAGGTTATAACAATTTCCGTTCAAGTGGCAATAGTGCATATCATGTTTGTATAGGGTATAATGCGATGGGTTTTGGAGGGGCAAGTGCAAGAGAGGGTCAAATAGCTATAGGGCGTGCAGCTTCTATAGGTAGTCAGACTGTAGAAACCCAAACATACAACACATCAACAAAAGGAATTGCTATAGGTGTTGAAGCTGAAGGTGACGCTACTGATCATCCTAATATAACTAGGTCAGGCGTAGGAAATATAGCAATAGGATATCAATCCGCAGGAATAACTGGATCAACAATAAGCGGAGGAACGATTGCTGTTGGTACTCGCTCACTTGCTGAAGGCTCAAACTCTATTGCAATAGGTACAGGTGCAACAGCTGGAGACTCAGGGGGAGCAAAAGACAATGGTATTGCTATTGGTAAAGATGCTTCATCTAAATTTGTAGGAGGAGTAGCACTAGGAACAGGAGCCACCACTACAGATGCAAATCAGCTTGCTATTGGTTCTTCTACAAATGCTGTAGGTACAGTGACTGTTGCAACTCCAGCAATAACAACAACAACATGGACAGTAAAAATAAACGGAGTAGATTATAAAATTCCTATGTATGCTGCATAAAATTAAATTAAATGAAAGTAGAATTAAATGAAGAGTCTATTAAAAATATTAACCGACTATTACAATCTTTACCAATTAGCACTTTAGCTATAGTAGAAGAAATAACAGTTGAGATTAATAAAGGTTTAGTAGAAGATAAAATAAAATAAAATGGATATTAGAAAAATTTCCATTGGTTCAGATTATAAATCTGGATCAATGCATTATATAGTTAATCAGTCTGTCCTGGGTGGGGAATACAAAATACACTTAATACAAGCAAACGAATCATCTCAATCTTACAAACTCTGGGTTATAAAAAACGAAGAGGTTTTGATATGGAAAGAGTTTTTATATACGCTTCCAATTACTTTAGAATATAATATAAACTTTTAATGAGGGCCTTACATTCCTTTATTGTAGAGCCTGTAAACAACAGAAGATACAATAATATATTAGAATTTGATAAGGCAGATTTTGTTACAAGTGTGTCTGAAGAAGACCATACGGTTTCAAATAGATTTGCAAAAGTAGTTTCTTTACCACTGTACTATGAAGGAGAAATAGAAATAGGAGATATACTATTAGTTCATCATAATGTGTTTAAGTTTTATAACGATATGTATGGAAGAAGAAAAAGCGGTAAAAGTTATTTTAAAGATAATTTATTTTTTATAGAAGATGATCAATATTTTTTATACAACCACAATAAAAAGTGGACTGCACCAGGGAAATATTGTTTTATAAAACCCTTAGAGGTAAAAGATTCTTTTTTAAAAAAAAGCGGTAAATACGAACCTTTACAAGGAACTATAAAATATTCTAACAAACAATTAGAAAGTCTAGGAGTTAAAGAAAATGACATAGTTGTTTTTGAGCCTGACAGCGAATATGAATTTAAAGTAGACGGTGAGATTTTGTATAGAATGTTTACGAATAATATAACAACAATACTTAATGAATAATAAAGAATTAAGATTTCAAATTATTAGTGCTGGAGAAAAAGCTGTAGCCCAATTAATTAAAGTAGCAAAAGAAGATATTATTAAGTATGATGCTGATGATCAGTTAGCGGCTGACAAATTAAAAAACGCTGCGGCAACAAAAAAATTATGCATTATGGATGCTTTTGAAATATTAAAAAGAATAGAAGAAGAAAAAAACTTATTAGAAGGAATAGTAGTAGAAAATAAATCATCAACACCAAAGGGATTTGCAGAATCAAGATCAAAATAAATTATATAAAATATTAAAAGATTATATACCTAAAGGTGTATTGTCTAATAAAAACAGAGCTCGTACATGGTTGTATGGGTATAATGAAAAATATGATGTTGTTGTAATATCTAAAGACGGGACAGTTGGAGATGTATATGAAATTAGTAATGTAAAAATTGCATTACCAAAAACTCCTAAAAATTTTGTAAACGAAAAAAAAATTAAGTCAGAGCAAACCTGGTCACCTACTTTATTACCTAAGGTTTTAAAAAGAATACAAAGTATATTTCAATGGCACGAAGCTCCTTCTAATTTTAAAGCAGAATGGGTTGACTACATAGAGCAAGAGTTTGACAAAAGAGAGCAAGGACATTGGTTTAAAAATAATGGTATTCCTACTTATATAACTGGTACTCATTATATGTATTTACAATGGACTAAAATAGATATAGGTCATCCTGATTTTAGAGAAGCAAATAGATTGTTTTATATTTTTTGGGAGGCATCTAAGGCTGACAAAAGAAGCTTTGGTATGTGTTACTTAAAAATAAGGAGGTCTGGATTTTCTTTTATGAGTTCATGCGAAGGAGTAAATCAAGCTACTATAACAAGAGATGCTCGTATAGGTATACTTTCTAAAACAGGTGCTGATGCAAAAAAAATGTTTACAGATAAAGTTGTTCCTATATCTAATAATTACCCGTTTTTTTTTAAACCCATTCAAGATGGTATGGATAAGCCTAAAACAGAATTAGCATATAGAGTTCCTGCATCTAAAATTACTAAAAAAAATATGTATGATATTGGAAGTGAGGAACTTGATGGCCTAGACACTACAATAGATTGGAAAAATACATCTGATAACTCTTATGATGGGGAGAAGTTGCAATACTTATTACACGACGAAAGCGGAAAATGGGAAAGGCCTGAAAATATTCTAAACAACTGGCGAGTAACTAAAACTTGTTTGAGGTTAGGAAGTAAGATTATAGGTAAATGCATGATGGGGTCTACTTCAAATGCATTAGACAAAGGAGGTAGTAATTTTAAAAAATTATTTGATGATTCTGATGCTTCAAAAAGAAATCAAAATGGTCAAACAAAATCTGGGTTATATAATTTATTTATTCCAATGGAATGGAATTTTGAAGGGTATATTGATAAGTATGGAATGCCTGTTTTACATACTCCTGACAAACCGATAGTAGGTATTGACGGGGAAGATATAAAAACAGGAGCTATAAACTACTGGGAAAATGAGGTAAATTCTTTAACTCAAGATGCAGATGCATTAAACGAATTTTACAGACAATTTCCACGAACAGAGTCTCATGCTTTTAGAGATGAGTCTCAACAGTCATTATTTAATTTAACTAAAATATATCAGCAAATAGATTACAATGACTCTTTGATGCTAGGCCAACATACAACAAGAGGATCGTTTTCTTGGGAGAATGGTGTAAAAGACACTAAGGTTATTTTTTACCCTAATAAAAGTGGAAGATTTTTAGTAACTTGGACACCAGGAATAAGTATGCAGAATAATGTTATTGTTCGTAACGGAGTTAAATATCCTGGAAATGAACATTTAGGAACTTTTGGTTGTGACTCTTATGACATTTCAGGCGTGGTTGTGGGTAAGGGGTCTAACGGTGCCCTACATGGTTTGACAAAATTTAATATGGATGATGCTCCTTCTAATCATTTTTTTTTAGAATACATAGCACGACCGCAAACAGCAGAAATATTTTTTGAAGAAGTTTTAATGGCTTGTGTATTTTACGGAATGCCAATTTTATGTGAAAATAATAAACCTAGACTATTGTACCATTTTAAAAATAGAGGATATAGAGGATTTAGTATGAATAGGCCAGACAAAAGATTTAATAAATTATCAAAAACAGAAAAAGAGTTAGGAGGAATACCTAACACCTCTACAGATGTTAAACAATCTCATGCGGCAGCTATAGAGTCGTATATAGAAAAGTATATAGGTTTAGATTTTGAAGGAGACTACAGAGAGAAAGATTTAATGGGAGATATGTTTTTTCAAAGAACATTAGAGGATTGGGCAAAGTTTGATATTAATAATAGAACAAGGTTTGATGCTGCAATAAGTTCGGGTTTAGCAATCATGGCTAATCAAAAGCACTTATACACACCTACTAAACAAAATTCAAAAATAAGTATTAACTTTGCAAGATATAATAATAAGAGTAGAATAAGTGAAATAATAAGATAATGAAAGGAATAACAATAGATATAAAATCTGCTGCTTTTCCAGATCAATTTGTATCAGATTCTGAGAAAAAAACAAAAGAGTTTGGTTTACGAGTAGGTCAGGCTATTCAATACGAATGGTTTAGAAAAGGAGGCGGGAGTCAATGTAGGTTTTACAGTCAATGGTTAGAGTTCAATCGTTTAAGATTATACGCTAGAGGAGAACAATCTATAGCTAAATATAAAAACGAATTATCAGTTGATGGAGACTTGTCTTATTTAAATTTAGACTGGACTCCAGTTCCTATTATTCCTAAGTTTGTAGATATAGTTGTTAATGGAATGTCAGATAGATTGTTTTCTGTTAAAACATACGCACAAGACGCTATGTCTTCAGAAAAAAGAGGTAAGTTTCAGCAAATGATTGAAACGAATGTTATAGCAAAACCTTTATTTAAACAAATAGAAAAAGATTTTGATGTAGGAGTTTTTCAAGTAGATCCTGAAACGTTACCAGAAACAGATTTAGAAATGGAGCTTTATATGCAGATGAATTACAAGCCTGCTGTAGAAATTGCTAATGAATGTGCAATCAACACTTTATTAGATGAAAACCATTATAATCAAATTCGTAAAAGAAATGATATGGATTTAATGACTATAGGGGTTTCTATGGTAAAGCATGATTTTCTTTTAGGAGATGGTATTGATGTAAAATATGTAGATCCAGCTAATGTTGTTTATAGTTACACTGAAGATCCTTATTTTAAAGATTGTTTTTATTGGGGAGAAATTAAAACGATTCCTATTGGGGAAGTTTTAAAAATAAAACCAGATTTAACTAATGAAGACTTAGAAGAAATCTCAAAATATAGTCAAGCCTGGTATCAGTATTATAACGTATCTCAAATGTACGAAAACAGTATGTTTAGAAAAGACACCTGTACTTTAATGTATTTTAATTACAAGTCTACTAATAGTTTTGTATATAAGAAAAAACAAACTGCTGAAGGTAACTTTACTACAGTTCCTAAAGACGATCAGTTCAATCCGCCTGAAGAAATGATGGAAGAAGGTAATTTTGAAAGAGTAGAAAAAAGAATTGACGTATGGTATGACGGGGTTATGGTTATGGGTACTAACTTGTTGATAAAGTGGGAGTTATCAAAAAACATGGTGCGTCCTCAGTCGGCAAGTCAATACGCTATGCCTAATTATGTAGCAACAGCACCAAGAATGTATAAGGGTAATATAGAGTCTTTAGTTAGAAGAATGATTCCTTTTGCTGATTTAATTCAAATGACACACTTAAAGTTACAACAAGTTATTTCTAAAGTAGTTCCAGATGGTGTATTTATAGACGCAGACGGAATGAATGATGTAGATTTAGGTTCTGGAAATGCTTATTCCCCAGAAGACGCTTTAAGATTATATTTTCAAACTGGTAGTGTAGTAGGAAGAAGTTATACTCAAGACGGAGAATTTAATCAAGCAAGAGTTCCAATAACACAACTTACATCTTCTAGTGGGGGTCAGAAAATGCAAATGTTAATAGGGAACTACAATCATTACTTAGATATGATAAGGCAAGTAACAGGGCTAAATGAGGCTAGAGATGGATCAACTCCTGACGCAAACGCTTTAGTTGGTGTTCAAAAATTAGCAGCTTTAAATTCTAATACAGCAACTAGGCATATACTAGAAGCTAGTTTATACCTTACACAAACTTTATCAGAAGCTTTGTCAATAAGAACGGCAGATGTCTTAGAATACTCTGATTTTGCTGACGAGTTTGCTATGCAAATAGGAAAGTATAACGTAGGTATATTAGACGATATAAAGAATTTATATTTATATGACTTTGGTATATTTATTGAAATGTCTCCTGATGAAGAACAAAAAGCTATGTTGGAGCAAAATATACAGATGGCTTTGTCTAAAGGTGGTATAGACCTAGAGGATGCTATTGATATTAGAGAAATTAAAAATATCAAGATGGCTAACCAATTACTCAAAGTTAAAAGAAAGCAAAAACAAAAACAGGAGCAACAACAACAAGCAGAGCAGATGCAAATGCAACAACAAAATAATATGCAAGCACAACAAGCTGAGGCTCAAATACAAATGGCTAAAATTCAAGCAGAAACACAATCTAAAATGCAAGTTGCACAAGCCACTGTTGGTTTTGAAATAGAAAAACTTAAAAACGAAGCTGCACTAAAAGAACAGCTAATGATGACAGAGTTTCAATTTGCTATTCAATTAAGAGGAGGGGAAGAGCAAGCCTTAAGTAATAGAGAGCAAGCGAGAGAAAAAGCTAAAGACAAAAGGGTAAGTCAACAATCTTCTGAACAGTCTCAATTAATTACGCAAAGAAAAAACAATTTACCTCCAATAAATTTTGAGTCTAATGAAGATAGTTTAGATGGCTTTGATATGGCTGAGTTCAACCCAAGATAGTCTAAAAAATTAAATAAATAAGTATTAACTTTGTATAAATTAAATAAAATAAAATGGAAATTACAGTAAAAGAAGTTACAAAAGAAGAAAAATCAAGACAGGAGATAGAGCAAGAACTTTTAGATAAGCATGAAGAAAAGCAAGAACAACAAGAAAATGTTTCTAATCCTGTAGCAGAAGTACAAACAACGGAAAAGGAAAACACAGAAGATGAGGATCAGTCCGAGTCAGCTGTAACGGAAGAAACTCCCTCGTCAGAGTTAAATGACGAAGACGTTCTTAAATATATAAAAAATAGATATGATAAAGATATCTCTTCAGTAGATGATTTGTTTACGCAAACAAAAGACAATGACGAATTACCTGAAGATGTTTCGGCATATCTAAAATATAAACAGGATACAGGGCGTGGTATTGAAGACTTTTATAAATTACAAAGAGACTTTGATACCATGGACTCTGATGAGTTATTAGCTAGTTATTATGGTGAAACCGAAGAAGGTTTAGACGCTATAGATATTCAAGATTTGATGGAGGATAAATTTTCTTACGATGAGGAAGAAGATGATCCAAAAGATATTAAGAAATTAAAATTAGCTAAAAAAAGAGAACTTGCAAAAGCGAAAAAATATTTCGTTGTTCAAAAAGATAAATTTAAAATTCCTCTTGAGTCAAGTGGGAGTGGGTTATCTGAATCTGACAAAGAAAGTTTAAGTGCTTATAAAAGTTACATACAGGAGTCTAAAACTGTTAAAGAAGCAAACCAAAAAAAGTATGATTGGTTTCTCAAGAAAACTGATGAGGTTTTTGGCAGTGAGTTCAAAGGTTTTGAGTTCAATGTAGGAGAAAAGAATTTTACTTTTAAGCCTGGAGATTCTCAAGAATTAAAAAGCAAGCAGTCTGATGTTAATAATTTTTTGAGTAATTACATGGATAAAGATGGAATGATTACTGATGTTAATGGTTATCATAAGGCTTTATCAATGGCGATGAATCCAGAAAAGTATGCTAAGTTTTTTTATGACCAAGGAGTGTCTGATACCGTAGATAATGTTTCTAAAAAATCTAAAAACATTAATATGGATATAAGACAATCTCAACAAAGCGTTATGAAAGACGGATCAAAGATAAGAGCGTTAGGCTCAAACTTTAATGACAGTGGTAGAGGACTAAAAATTAGAAGTTTAAAAAAATTATAAACAATTAAAACATAAAAAAAGATGCCAGTAAACGCAGTCCCTGGGTTTAATTTGCAGCCAAGTGCTCAGCAAGTTGCCCAACCAACAAACTACATAACTAACTTTGATTTTCTAAATCAGTATTTACCAGATACTTATGAAAAAGAATTTGAGCGTTATGGAAATAGATCAGTAGCTTCATTCTTAAGAATGGTAGGTGCTGAAATGCCAACTAACTCAGATATGATTAAGTGGGCAGAACAAGGAAGGTTACACACTAAATATACAGCTATGACAACAGGATCTATAGCTGGTGTTGACGCAGCCACTTGGGTTATTCCAGCTGGTCAATTAACAAGTACCCCTCCTACATCATCAGCACCAGCAAATGGTTTTGGTGCAATTAGAGTAGGTCAAACGATAATGATTTCTCTTGATACTAATGGAACAACATTATCTAATAAAGCAATCGTAACAGCAGCTCCAACAGCAGCAGCTCCAGGTACATTCACAGTAGCCTATTATGAGACAGCTGGACAAGCATGGACTGGAGTAGGAACTACAGCTACAATGTTTATTTACGGATCTGAATTTAGAAAAGGAACGCCAGGAATGGCTGGATCTTTAGAATCTCAAGATCTAATATTTGATAACAAACCAATTATTATAAAAGACCAGTATACTGTTAATGGTTCTGATATGGCTCAAATCGGGTGGATAGAAGTTACTACTGAGAATGGAGCTAATGGATACTTATGGTACCTAAAATCAGAGCATGAAACAAGACTACGTTTTGAAGATTACCTAGAAACAGCTATGGTGGAAGCAGTTCCAGCAGGTGCGGCTTCTGGTGCGGCAGATTTCTTACAAGGTCAAGTAGTAGGTTCTGGACTTGGTGTAGCAAATGGCTCTGGTTCTGATGGAATTTTCTTTTCTGTGCAAAACAGAGGAAACATCTGGAGTGGAGGTAACCCAGTTACTTTAGCAGGTTTTGACTCAGTTATTCAGAGATTAGACAGACAAGGATCTATTGAAGAAAATGTATTATTCGTTAATAGAAATTTCTCATTTGATATAGATGATATGTTAGCAGCACAAAACTCTTACGGAGCAGGTGGTACTTCATACGGTTTATTTGATAATGATAAAGAAATGGCTCTTAATTTAGGTTTCACAGGATTTAGAAGAGGTTATGACTTCTATAAGTCTGACTGGAAATACCTAAATGATCCTACAATGAGAGGAGGTTTAGAAGGTGGTGCAGTAAATGGGCTTATGGTTCCAGCTGGATCAACTACTGTATATGACCAAATCTTAGGTAAGAACGCAAAGAGACCTTTCCTTCATGTAAGATACAGAGCTTCTGAATCAGAAGACAGACGTTACAAAACTTGGATTACTGGTTCTGCTGGTGGTGCAAGAACAAATACTACGGATAGTATGACTGTAAACTTCTTGTCTGAAAGAGCTGTGTGTACTTTAGGAGCGAATAACTTCTTTATATTCCAACAGTAAGTAGGTGGTAGTAAACTAGAAAGGGAGGGTAACTCCTCCCTTTTTTTTAAATTAAATAAACTTAAAATTAAATAAAATGAACAAAGTAAAAAAATTAGTAAATAAATCGTATAAGTTAACAGGAGAAAGATCTCCTTTATCTTTTATGTTAGCGTCAAGACACCACAGAAGATCACCATTAATGTATTTTGACGAAGATCAAGGTTTAAACAGACCTTTGCGTTACGCAAGAAATCAAAAATCTCCTTTTGAAGATGAGCAAGATGGTAATGCTATATTAGAACCTATCGTTTTTGAAGACGGAATGTTAGCTGTTAGTAAAGAAAATCAAGTGCTACAAAAGTTTTTATCTTATCATCCAGGGAACGGGTCTACATTTGTAGAAATAAATACTCAAAGAGATGCGGCTCAAGAATTAGAAAGTGTTGAACTAGAGTTAGATGCACAAGTATTAGCTAGAGGATTAGATACTGAAAAATTAATAAGTGTGTGTAGGGTGTTTTTAGGGGTTGCAGTGGACAAAATGTCTATACCAGAATTAAAAAGAGATGTATTGCTTTTTGCAAAACATGAGCCTTACGAATTTATGGAGGTTTTAAACGATCCAATGTTAGAGCTTACTAATGTAGTAGCACAATTTTTTGACAATGGACTGTTAGCTTTTCAAAATAACAAAAAGGATGTTTATTTTTCTTTAAAAAAGAATAAAAGCAAATTGCTTACTGTTCCTTATGGAGAAGAAGCATATTATATAGTAGCCTCATATATGCAATCTGATGAAGGTATTGAAACATATAAGCTGCTTAAAAAGGCTTTAAATAAAGATAAATAGATTCATTATCTTTGTTAATTAATAATCATTAAAACCTTTTTATAAAATGACAAAATTCTTAAAAATAACAAACGCACCTTTTACAGGTCAATTAATTAGCTGTAACGGTATAAAAGCCGTAGCTACACAAACTGCTACAGCGGCTCTTGTAACAATAGATTACGTTGATGGAACGACTACAACTATTACTACAGCAGCTCAATTAGATTCAGATGTATATTTAGATATAGTAAACTCAATAGAAACAGCATTATCAACAGGATGGACTTCTCCATACTTTGAGCTAATTCTACCAAAGGCTGTAACTTCTATAGTAAACGCATAATCTTATGAGAGCGAAATACTTAGAAATTCCAATTAACACAGTTGTATCTTCTGGTACACTTGATTTAGTAATACCATCAGCCGCTTCGGCAGGAATAGCCTCAGGAACAAATGCAGGGGCTGCAACTAATGAGTTAAATGATGCAGCGGTAGACTTTGTTGCTTTAGGAGTGGTTGTTGGAGATATAGCTTATAATATTACTGCGTCAACGCAAGCAGCTTGTACGGCAGTAGCAACAAATAAGTTAACTTTTGCAACAAATTTATTTAATGCAGGTGGAGAAACTTTTGCTGTTCGTAAATTAAATCAATTAAATGCTGTAGGATCAACATTTACAGCTCGTAAAGTTAGAGTTGGAGATACTGTAACAAACACAACAGCTTCTACGACAACTACTGTAGCTGCTTTAATTAACGAAACATCATTAACATTAACGGCTGATATTTTTAACAGCTCAACCTTGTTTAATGATAATTTTACAATTTCAGCTCCTTCAAATGAAGTTTATAGTAATGGACAGTCTTTTTTAACTACTTTATCTATTGGTGATGTATATGAAAACACTACACAAAACTTTAGTGAAATAGTTACTGTAATTATAGATAAAAATAGATTTAGATGCAGCTCTACAGTAGGTGCTCTTGGAGACGCATATAATATTTTTGACTCAACTGTAGCTTCAACATATTTAATTCAAATGGATCAGATAGTTTTAGCTGACAGAGCTGGAGCAGAACAAACTATAATTCAGTTAAACACAGTTAATAATGATGAAGTTACAATAGACCATTCAGATCAAGGAACTGGACGTGCTGTTGCTATTGCAATACAAAATGCTATGAAGAGAGGATATATAGGTGTTGATATGCCTGAACCTCCTGGCCCTTCTACTGCAAGAGTACAAATGCCGATATTTGAAAACGCGGTTATAACAGTAGAAAGCGTAACAGCAGCTTAATAGTTTTTACAACAATTCTTAAGAGGTTACTAAAAAAAGTAACCTCTTTTTTTTTCTTATATTTGTAGATATTTAAAATGTATTTTCTATGGCTATGATTAATAATGTTAGGAATACAGTATTGGCAATTATAAATAAAAATAATTACGGATACTTATCTCCTCAAGACTTCAATTTGTATGCTCAACAGGCACAGATGGATTTATTTGAAGATTACTTTTATCAATACAATCAATATATAAATAGAGAAAACCAAAGACTTTCGGGAACGGGGTACGCTGATATAACTAAAGGATTAGTTGAGGTAATAGATTCTTTTTCAGTACAAGCTTTTTTAATTGGAGGTAACGGAGCTAATTCTTGGAACTTACCGTTAGATTATTATTTAATAAATAAAATATTTCATTACCCTACACTTCTTACATCAGGAACAACAAGTGCAAGTAATAATAAACAGTTAATAAATGCTGCCTTAGTTGGCCAACCTTCTCCACCAGCTTTTAATACTGGAGCTACTGGCTTTACAGTATTTCCGCTTACAGGCAGTTTAGTTGTTAATACGGGTACTTTAACTGAATCATTTGTTAATTCAGTGGTAGACGCTACTACTTTAAATTTAGCAACTGATATATTTCAATCAGCTACTGTACCTCCTGCTGAAAACTATAGTATATTTGATGCAAACACAATAGTTGAGGTAGAAAGAGTAAGTCAAAATAAATTATTTTATTTAACTAGCTCTACAATAACATCTCCATCTTCATTATTTCCCGCTTACGTTTTAGACGGTAATACCATTACGGTTTACCCAACAACCATACAAGCTGCGGGTGCTATAAAAACACAATACGTTAGATATCCTAAAGCACCTAAATGGACTTTTGTTACAATAGTTGAAGGAGAACCATTATTTGATGCTTCGGCAGCAGACTTTCAAGACTTTGAATTACCATTGTCTGATGAACCAGGGTTGATAGCAAAAATATGTCAATATGTAGGAATAGAAATTAGAGAGCAACAAGTGTATAATTTTGGATCAACAGAGGAAGTGCAAGAAAACCAAATACAAGTATAAGAAATGGCATATATTACTGACTATCAATATTACGAAAACAATCAAGTATCTCCTAAGGATGAGAACTGGGGTTCATATCAGTATGTAAGCTTAGAAGATATAGTGTCTAATTTTATGTTAATATATCAAGGTAACAATGAGATATTAAATAACATAGAAAGGTATCAAGTTTTATTTCACGCAAAGAGAGGAATACAAGAGTTAAATTACGATGCGATGAAAGAAATTAAAGTATTGCAATTAACTGTAGACTCGCAAATAAGATTTATTTTACCTCAAGATTATGTTAATTATGTTAGGATATCGTATTACAGAGATGGTGTTTTATATCCATTAGTTGAAAACATACAAACACAATGGAGTAGTTCTTATCTGCAAGACAATAATGCACAGATTTTATTTGATTTAGATGGTAATGTGTTAAAACCTGAAAACTCTTTAGTGGATTTATCAAGACAAGGGGGAGGAATGAGAGCTTTATATTTAGGGCCTGGGCCTTACAACGGGCAGGAAGGATTTTGCTGTAATGGTGAATGGTATTTTGAATATGGAATAGGGGATAGATTTGGTTTAAACACAGAGACTGCAAATGTAAATCCTACGTTTACAATAAACAAACAAGAGGGAGTTATATATTTATCTTCAGATTTAGCGGGACAATCTGTAGTTTTAGAATATGTTTCAGATGGTATGGAGCAAGGAAATAATTCTAAGATACAAGTTAATAAATTATTTGAAGAATTTATATATGCATACATAAGGTACTCATTATTAAATGTAAAATATGGTATTCAAGAATATGTAGTTAATAGAGCTAGAAAGGATAAGTCATCATTATTGAGAAACGCAAAACTAAGATTAAGTAATATGCACCCTGGAAGACTATTAATGAACATGAGAGGACAGAGTAAATGGCTGAAATAATATGGATATTAACACGAATTTTATAGCTGGTAAAATGAATAAAAGCGTTGATGAACGCTTAGTACCTCCAGGACAATATATAGACGCTCTTAATGTAAGGCTAGGATCAACAGAAACTACTGAGATCGGTGCTGTAGAAAACTCAAAAGGCAACACGAAACTTACTAGTATTAGTTATAATGGACAAGTTTTGTCAGGAGACGCTACTTGTATAGGTGCTTTTTCAGATGGAGTAAACGAAAATATTTATTGGTTTGTTCACGACCCTTCTTCTGCAACCTCAAGTTCAGGAGTAGTTGATATGATTATATCGTATAATACTACAGGTCAGTCTGTAACATATCATGTGGTTAGTGAAACCGTATTAAATTTTGATCCAAAGTTTTTAGTAACTGGTGTAAGTTTAATAGAAGACTTGCTGTTTTTTACAGACGACTTTAATCCTCCACGAAAAATAAATATAAAAAGAAATTATTCAGAACCTTTAGCTGGGGTGGATCAGATTTCAGCAGAAGAGTTAAATGTTATCGTTAAGCCTCCAGGATTTAGTTCTTATACTACATCTTTAGGCGTTACAGAGTATGAGCTTGCTCGTCCTGATATTAAATTAGTTAATGTTCCTGGAGAGGAGAATTATATAGTTGATAGGTTTTTGTGTTTTGCATATCGCTATCAATATCTTGATAACGAATATAGTGCTACATCATTATACACTACTTCAGCTTTTGAACCAGGGGCGTTTTTTTTTGATCCTAGTAATTATTACAACGAAGGTATGGAGAACACATTTAATGGTGTTGAAGTAACTTTTAATACGGGAGGTAAATTAGTTATTGCTGTTGAATTACTTTATAAAGAGTCGGTAAGCAATAATATTTTTGTAATAGAAAGGTATAAAAAAACTGATTTAGGATGGTCTGATAATAGTTTGCAAACAGTAAACTTTACTAATTCAAAAATATTAAGCCTTATAGGTCAAGACGAATTGTTAAGGTTGTATGATAATGTTCCTCGTTTAGCAAAGTCTCAAACTATAATGGGAAACAGACTGATTTATGGTAATTATGTAGATCAATATAACATAACTACTTCTGATGGTGCGGAAATACCTATTGACTTTACTGCCTCAACTAGCTCAGTACCAGTAGTAAATGCTAATGTTTCAGCAATTTTAACAACAACCGCAACAAACATAATAAATCCTGCTGCGTCACTTCAGGTTTCTTTAGATACAGCTACATTTGATTTAGATGATTTAGGTATTTCTCTTCCAATATTAATAAATTCTCAATTTACATTAAGAGTAAAACTAACTTCTGGCGTTGTTCAGCCTGCTCCTTATAATACACCTTTAGGAGGGGATACAGGTAGTTCTAATTTTCCTACTACATTTTCAACTAACACGCCATCAACAGAATTTTCTATTGAAACTATTGTAGTGGCTCAAGGCAATTATGTTTCTTTTAATGATTTTTTATTAAGTAATGAGTTTGCTGCCGCTATAGGAGATAGTAATACTATTACTCCTATTTCACCAACTGCGGTGTATGGCCTTTCTTTAACGGATGAATTATATAAAGTAATTAATGCACCTAGTTCGCCAGTACAATATGAATTTGTAAATTCTGGAAAATTTTCTTCTTCACCATCGCAGCAAGGATTTAGATTAGTTGTTTCTGGAAACACTTTTAAAATTCAAGTCCCAGCTATTCAGTACCAGTACAATCCTGGGGGAGGGGGTGCTATAGTGAATGTGTATGAATATTTTAGTTATTCTTTTACAAGCATAACACAAAACATACTACCATACAGAGGAGAGTCTTCGGATTGTAATTTTGTTTTTTCAAGTGTTTCTGATTCTTCTAGTCTTCATAGTAACAGAAATTATGACGCGGCTATAATATATATGGATGAGTTTGGAAGAGCGTCAACTGCATTAGTGTCTCCAAACAACACTGTGTTTTTTGATTCAAGCACTTCTATTGATATTAATACAATAAAAATTAATATTGAAAACAGGCCTCCTTCTTGGGCAACAAAATATAAGTTTGTTTTAAAGCCTTCTTTTGGAGATTATAATATTATATATAGCAATCAAATATTTCAAGACTTTCAACAAGCTAATATTTCATACGTTAGACTTCAAGGAGAGTCTACCTCTTTAGTTTCTAAGGGAGATATACTGACTGTTAAAGTTGAAAGCACTGGAGATGCCGTGCTAGGTTTAGTTGAAACTACAGTTTTAGAGGTAGAGGCTTTAGCCGCAGGAGATACAACCATAACTCCGCCAGTATCCCCACTGCCAACAGGTGCTCCAGCAGGGCTGTATATGAAATTACAACCTCAAGGGTATAGTGCTAGAACAAATCTTCTTTCAATAATAGATCTTCAATTTCTTGACGCAAGAACTTATAATGTTCTTGGCCAAACAAATTTACAAGAAAATCCTCTCATAGAGTATCCTGTTCACAGACCTATCACATTAGCACCTATTGCTATTCCTTTAGGATCAGTCGTAAGCATGAGATTTAAAACAAGAAGAAATGATTCGTCTGTATTTTGCAGAAAGTCTTTATTAGGTGTGAGTTCTCCTAAAAACTACATAGTAAAAGCTAGTCAAGATGCGGTAAGTTTTAGAGATTTTTGGAATCAAGAAAATATTAACCCAGCTCTTTTTATGGTTTCTAGAGGAGATGAAGATATTACTTTTAGATATTACGATCAAGTGTTTTTACCAGGAGATACTCCTGCTGAAGTTGACGAAGAAATGCAGTTTTATTGGGTACAGACAAACTCAGGAAGTCCTTTGTTTTTAGGTATGAGAATGTGTAGTGAAGGGTGTTACCCTGCTCCTGGAGTAAACTTTCATTTGCGTATTGAAGCACAGATTTCTATTAGCATAAACGACAACTTTATGGCTTTTGAGACAAAACCAGCTGAGTCCGATCCAAGCTTGTTTTATGACTCTTCTGAAATGTATAATATTCTTCCTGATATAAATGGAGATCTTGCTCATTATGGGGACGGAACAATCGTTGGTCAAAACCAGGTTATTTCCTCAGGTATTCCTGCAATCGTTACCCTACCTTTTCACGATTGTTTTACTTATGGTAATGGAGTTGAAAGCTATAGGTATAGAGATTTGTCTACGGCAAAAGATTTTATTTTAGGAGAAAGAGTAACAGCGGTGTCTAATAATGAATTTAAAGAAGCAGACAGATTAGCGAGCTTAACATATAGCGGGGTATATAGCGGAACAAGTAATGTAAATAATTTAAATGAATTTAATTTAGGCTTGGTAAACTTTAAAGACTGTGAGTTAGTGTACGGGCCTATAATGAAATTACATTCAAGAGAAACAGATATATTACTTTTACAAGAAGACAAAATATCTTATGTCTTGGTTAATAAAAATTTATTAAGTGATTCTACTGGCGGCGGAGTTATAGTTTCTGTTCCAGAAATATTAGGTCAGCAAGTAGCTAGAATAGAAGAGTATGGAATAAGTTTTAACCCTGAAAGTTTTACAAGCTGGGGAAGAGATGTGTATTTTAGTGATACAAAGAGAGGTGCTATACTAAAACTTACTGGTGCAACAATGAAAAGCGATCAGTTAGAGGTTATATCTACTTATGGAATGAGGTCTTATTTTAGAGATAAATTTGCAGACCAACTAAACACACAAAAACTAGGGGGTTACGATCCTTATATGAACGAATATGTTTTTTCTTCTAACTCTACACCTGTTCCTTTCCCTGCCTCGACTATAGATTGTGGTGCTCAAATACAAAGAATTAACAGCTCTACACCTTTAACTTTAACTGTTGAGCTAGGAACAGCTACTGGTAATGTAGATGTTGTGATAAATTCTGCTTCACCAGGAATGGATATAAATTCTATAATTGACTGGAACAATAATATTACAACAAGCAATAATCTAACTACTTCCAGTATAATAACATTTCAAAAAGCCGCTCCATTCCCTACTACAGCTACTATTACTATTACCCCTAACTCATCTTCTTCTTATAATTTGTTTTTTAATTGCGTTACAACTCAAACTTTAAATGTAGTACAAGTTGTTTTAGGAACTCCAATTAGCGGATTAATTAGTTCAGGAGCACAAACTATTCATTACGAATACAGATGGAGTAACGGACAGTTTACTAGTCCTTTAGATTCAAATCAAGTAACTTTTAGTGCAACAAATAATGTAAGTGCGTATTCAATTAATACAGGACAGACTTCTATAGGATTATATCCTAGTAATGGATCTACAGTTACAATGAAAGCTAACAAGTTTCCAAATGATACTTATGTTTTTAATGATACAGAAAATAGATTTTATGCAATAACAAGTAACGCTGTTCCAGCGTCTAGTGGGTCTACTTTTGATTTAACGTTATTAACTAATGAGTCTACACCTATTATAGGTTCTCAGCCAGATGCTAATGGAGTTAATCAAATTTACAAAGCTACTTCAGCCAATTTATCTATAACGTCTAGCACACAAACATTGTATTTAGTTTGGGATTTAAGAGATAGACAAAATAACGACTTTTGTTATTCTTCAGTAAGTCAGGCAGATGCTTGTGTTGGGTGTTCGGTTAATCAACCCTGTATAGGCCCGTCTAATTTTATAATGGATCCTGCTGTGCAAACAACTGCTGCTTTGGCTTGTAATGGAGGAAATGGCCCTAACGGTTTATGGCTTAACAATCCAGGGGCGTACGCAGGTTTCTGGCATTCGGCAGCACCTGGTGCACCATCAACAAACGAGCCTGTGGTTGGAGATATAGCGTATAAAGCTTGCGGTTCTAACCCAGCTAATTGTTGTTTTGGGGGTGTACCAGCTGATGTAGGATTTTATTTTAGTAGAGCTCAAAGTGTAATAGAGGTTGGGGCTAACGGAGAAGTATTGAGTGTTAATTTATTCCCTTGTAATTAAAAGATATGGCACAATTTTTAAATTTTTGGCATGATGGAAATGACTTTGAGTTTGCTTATGCTATGTATACAGATCAGGCGTTAACTACTCCAGCTCCTGACGGATTTTATTCATCTAATGGTAGAGTAAGAGAACAATTAAATGGAAGGCTTTTGGCTTTTGTAAACTGTTAATATGGCAATTAAAGAAACATTATCTTATAGTGACGGAGTGAAAGGATGGCCGTCTTTTTATTCTTTTCTACCTGAATACATGATGGGTATGAATAGTTATTTTTATTCTTTTAATAACGGCCAACTGTTTAGGCATAATACAAATGAAGTAAGAAATAATTATTATAACGTTCAATATAATTCAAACATTACTGGAGTTTTTAATGTTGAACCTCAAACAGTAAAACTTTTTAAAACAATGTCGTTAGAAAGTGATGCTTCGTGGGGGGTAAACGAATTAACAACTGACCTGAGCACTGGTAATATGCTAAACACATACTTTAAACAAAAAGAAGGGGAGTGGTTTACGTTTATTAGAAACAAAAGTACTACAGTTAATTTTAAATTAAGATCAGCAAACGGAATAGGATCTATAACAGCTGTAAATGTAGCTTTTGTAGGTATAGATGTTGTATTTAGTGTTAGTCTAGGTAATATAGTTAGTGTTGGAGATACACTGTACCATCAGGTAACACCAACATCTTCTCGTCCTACAGGAATAATTACAGCTATTAACCAGGCAACAAACACCGTAACTATTGCGGTAGTATTAAACAATCCATTACCAAATCAGTTTGCTTTTTACTATAAAAATCCTGTTGCAGAATCATACGGAGCCCGTGGGTATTTTATGAGATTTAAGCTAGAAAACACAGACACGACTCCAGTTGAACTGTTTTCCGTAGGGAGTAGTGTGATGAAAAGTTATCCATAGATTTTATTATCTTTGCATAGATGGCTTTAAATATCAAACCACTAAGTGATAACGATTATGATAATATATTGTGTGGTTGGTGGAAAGATTGGAAGTGGACTGCCCCTAAAAAAGATTTTCTACCAGAAACGGGGTATATGGTTTATTATAATGATGAGCCTATTTGTGCTGGGTATATGTATATAACAAATTCTAATGTTGTTTTATTAGAATGGATTATATCTAGTTTTAAGTTTAAAGATAGAAAGATTAGAAAGGAGGCTTTATTTATGTTAGTGCAAACCATAACATCGCTCTCAGCTAACTTAGGAAAGAAATATGTATATTCGCTTTTAAAGAGTAAATCATTAATTGAAATATATCAGGAATTAGGGTTTGGAACAGGAGATCAAAACGGAACAGAAATGATAAAAAAAATATAATATGGCATTAGCAACAGCAACAATAATAGCTTTAGGTGGGGCCGCATTAGGTGGAGGTATGAATCTAATACAGGCCGCAGAAGCAAGAGATAGACAAACAAAAGCTGATGATAGAGCATCTGAATTAATGGCTGATGCTAAAAGGAAAGTAGAAAAAGATTTTTACGAAGGATTAAAAATGCCTATGGACGCTTATGAGCAAGCTGAAAAAGCAAATTTACAACAACAACAGCAAAACATTGAAGCTCTTCAACAAGCAGACTCAAGAACTTTAGCCGCTGGTGTTGGAAGGGTGGGAATGTTGGCAAATCAAAACACAGAGCAGCTAAGAGCTATGAAAGCTAAAGAAATGTTTGAGTTAGATAAAATAAAAGCTGGAAATAAAGATGATATGAATCAGCAGTTAATACAAATGGATGTTGCGGCGGCTCAAGATCAAGCGGCAAGAGCGGCTCAAGCTGATGAACAGGTAGGTGCTTTACAAGCTGGTGCGGCTAATGCATTTATAGGAGGTATAACTTCTGCGGCAGAATCTCAGGCATTATACCCTAAAAAGAAAATGGATCCTATGAATACTCTAGTTACTAAAGCTGGAAATACAACAGCTCTTAAGGTTAACAATGATGGCTTATCTGTTAATAAAGTTGGAAATTATCAAAACCCAACTACTGCTAGCGTTTCTAACCCTAATCTAAATATGTTTAATAAAAACCAAAATTCTTTCATTCCAAGTGATTTATATACTCAGGGCGGAGGTTTAAAATTTTCAGATAAACTTTTTATGAATCCATTCTCTCCTTCTGGAATTATAGATGTTGATTATGGTTTTTCTTTTGAAGATAGAATGAAAAGATTAGGAGATAACCGATTTAGAAAATATTAAAAGTAACTTATGGCTAAAAAAGATATAAATTTCCGTACTTACGTCAAGAGAGACTTAAACAAAACAACTGTAGATTGGGGAACTGTAGCAAATAAGCTTTCAACTGATTTATTAAGAATTAGAAAAGAAAGAGAAGAAGAAAGAGCAGAGTTAAGGGCTAGAAACGAAGACGATATACAAACCGTAAACACCCAGGAAGATTACACTAATAGGAGTTTGCAGGATTTAGCTCTTAATATGTCAGGAGAATCAGCAAATTTTTTAAGAGTACAAAACGAATTATTTGAAAACGGTCAAATAACTCAAACTGAGTTAGCTCAAGGCAGACAAAGGGTTTTGGGAGATTGGAAGCAATTTGGTAATGTTTCTAAAAGATGGGAAAGTGATTATGCTTCAATGAAAAAAAGAATTGATGACGGAGAGGGGTCTTCTTTTGAAGCCTGGTTTAGCAAGCAAAATGCTGCGTTTGGAAATCTGAATGATGTTCAGGGTTTTGTAAATCCAGCAACAGGAAGGCTTTCTTTAGTTAGAAGAAATGAAGATGGTAGTTTTCCAACAGATCCATCTCAATTCGTTAGCATGAATGTTATAAATAATAGGTTTAATGCAAGAGTTGATAATGTAACTCACAACGGTAATCTTACAAAAGCCTTAAACACTAAAGTAGATTCTTTGGGAGAGTTAATTTTAACTACTATTGAGAGTAATGGAGAGGTCTTTAGCATTGAAGGCCAGCAACAAGCATTAGAAAGTGATGCTATACAAGGATTTTTAGACGAGACAGCGGCACAATATACTGTAAACGATAATACCGTATTTAGTATTTTAGGAGATATAAACGGTAAATATTCTCCTACTGATAATGCTGATGAAGCTGCTGCTGATCCCTACAAGGTTTTGGTAGAGTATGATTCTAATGGAGTGCCTGTGCCTGTTAAAGAAGGAACAAACTGGAGTGATCAAGTTGATGCTGCAAGAGAAATAATTAAAGATAAAATGATTTTAATGCTTGATCGTAAAGAGTCAGGTAAGCCAGGGGATGTTTACACTAGGTATCAAAGAGAAAGTATCAACTTGAAAAAGAGAGAGCTTGATATGATTGATGAAAAAAATAAAGAAAATGAAGAGGATGAACTGGAGGATTCTAAATATAGGCCTGCTAATTACTCTAATAATTCTTATGGTGTTTATGGGGGAGAAGGTAAGGATCAAGTATCTGTTTATGATTACATAGAATCGTTCTCTGATAACTTTGATTTTACTTCAGACGCTAACGTAAAAAAAGCTATTAAAAATATTATTACAGGAACAATGGATCCTAATATATTAAATGATTTGGCAGAAGGTAAATACGGTGAGGATGAAAAGGCATTAGACTTTCAGTTTATTGATGATGGAAAAGATCATTTTGTTGTAACCTTAGGTAATAAAACTTTCCGTTACCCGCCTGAAGGATTTAGTATTAGAGATTCAGAATATGAAGATGGAGATAAAATAATTAAATTTTTACAAGACAATGTAATAAACCCTCAAACTAAAAGGTTTATAAATATGCAAAAAGAGAACAGAGCTGACACATCAACAGATCCTTTTGGTAACCCATTATAATAAAGCATGGAAGAGCAATTAAAACAACTTTACGACCTATATCTTAGTAATAAATTATTAAGTGCTGAAACTTCTTTTGAACAGTTTTCTACGGCAGACGAAAGAGTAAAGCAAGGGTTGTATGACTTAGGCATTGAAAACAAGCTTTTAAGCACTGAAACAGATTTTGAAACATTTTCTTCAGCTTGGGGGGTAAAAAAAAAAGACGATTTCAAGCCTTTTTCTCCAACGGATCCTACGGAGTCTGTTTCCGATCCAACGGATCAAAATATTTCATCGGACTTTTTAGATCAAACCGCTAACTCACAGGTAGAGCCTGTTCAGTTTAACACAAGTAGTGTAGTTCAACCTGGCGGAGCAAGTGATTCAATTTATGATACACCAGAATTTCCAGTAGAGGTAACTCCTCAAGATCAAACAAAAGATTTATACAACAAAGGTAGATTTGCAATTAGGGGGTCTCAAGAAAAAGATACCATGCTTGAAGAGTTGGTGGGTAAAAACTCAGTTACTGATTTTATTGGAGATATATATAGAGCTGGTAAGTCAGGATTTATTCAGGGTAATACCGCTGATGAAGGGCTAGAGTTGCTTTATGATGGTGCTGATGCTACATCGGAAGATATACAAGATTTCTTAGCTGCACAGGCAGCACTAAATGCTAACGGGCAGACAGATGAAATGGCTAACTTTAATAATATTTATGATAATTCTGAAAATAAAGCTATTGGTTTTTTGCAAGGTATGGCCGCTAACCCAAGTGTAATTTTTCAATTAGCAGCAGAGACTATTACTCAAATGGTTAACCCTGCTTCATTAGGAGCTGCTGGTACGGTTATAGGTACAGCCGCAGCAGGAGGAGCAGCCGTAGGGGCTTTAGGTGGGGGTGTGGGTGCTGTCCCTGTAGCGTTAGGAGCAGCGTTTAATCCAACTACATTAAGATTAGCTTTTGGTGCAGCTGGTGGTGCGTTAGAAACAGGATTGTCGTTTGCTCAATTCTTGCAAAAAGAATTAGATGACAGAGGTTTAGAAATGAATGAGGAAAATATAGTAAAAATTTTAAATAATGAAGAAGCTTTATCAAGTATTAGATTAAACTCATTAGGAAGAGGAGGAATAATTGGTACTATAGATGCGTTAGCGGCAGGAGCAGGAAGTACCCTAGTAAAGAGGGCTGCAAAAGCTGGAGCCTCTACTACTAGACGTAAAATTATAACAGGAGCAGCAGATGCTATAGGTGGGGGTACAGGAGAAACAGCTGCCATTTTAGCAACAGAAGGTGTAGACGCTTTAGATGTTAGAGAGATAGGTTTTGAAACTATTGGAGGTTTAGGTAAGACGCCGTTAACTTATGCAATAACTAAGTATAGGGGGAAAGTAGCTGAGTATAAAATAAAAGGAGAAAATGTAGATTCTGGATTGATGGCAGAAGCTATTTATGATTCTAGTGATGAAGCTTTTATGGGAATGGATATAAAGATTGACAATGATCCAATTTTAAAGGAAGCGTATGATAAAAGAAAAATGCGTCTTATAGCTGGAGAAGATATTAAAGCAAAGTTAAAAGAAGCTGGGGTAGATAATCCAGCAATTTTAGATAAGCTTGTTGATTTAGAGTTAGAGAAAAATAAATTTATAGGAAACGACACAGAGGCGGGCAAAAAAAGACTTAAAGAAATTAAAGCTGAAATAGAAGAATTGAGTGGTGTTACTACAGAAAACCTATTAACTCAGGATGAGAAAGATGCTTTAAATGACGAAATAGAAACTGATTATGAAAATGAGATAGATGCTTTAGATGATGAATACTATGAGGTGGATGAAGAAAATCAAAAACTGAAAGATGAAGGTAAGGAGTACAAGATGACGGAAAAAGAGGGTATGAATACCGAAGAAAGAGAAGCCGCATATCAAGCTGTAGAAGATAAAAGACAAGATAGATTAACCCAATTAAACGAAAAAACCGATGCCGTTCAAGAGTCAAGCACAGAGAAAGTGGATGCACCAAAACCTGCCGAAGATAGCCCAGAAATGGGAGATGGAGACGGACTCCCTACAGTCGCTCCCAATGAGAAAGGAAAGAAAAACCCCAACAAAGACAAGTCGCCAAAGGAGGTCGTTGATGACGAGAAGAAGACGAAAATAAAAGATGCTGTTCGTAATTACACAATAGTTAAAGATGACGCTGGAGATGTTGTTTCTATAAATGACAAAGAAGGAAAACCTCTTACAGGTAGAAAATTAGCTAAAGCTGAAAAACAAATAATTGAAGATACTAGTGTAGATGACGGTAAAAAAGTTGATGCTAATCCTAGTATGACAGAGGATAATTATAATGAAGATATAGCAGAAAATAGCGAAAATATAAGAGAGATAGCTGAAGCTATAGAGCAAGAAGAAGAAAGATCTAAAGACAAAAAGGAACAGTCACAAGAAGATCAAAAAAACGAAGACTCTAGAACTTACCGTGGTACAATTTCAGAAGCTGATTTTGCTAGGTATAATGACAAAAATAATCTTCCTAAAGATAAAAGAAGTAGAACGTGGAAATTTATTAGCAAGCCTGTTAAAGATTCGTTAGGTAGAGAAACAAATATGGGTGGAGAAGGTTTTGATAATATGATAGAAAATATTGCTGAGGAAAGTGGGCAAACTTTTCAGGATGTATTAGATGAATACTTTGATTATATTCTTTCTGAGAAAGAACCAAAAAGAAATCCTAGAGCTATTCTCAATGCTTTAAAAGACAGGTTTAAGAAGGTTGCAGGAGTAAGGCCAACAAAATCAAATGTAAAAGCGGCAATAAACAAAAAGGTAGACTCAACACAAAGCCAGGTTGCTCAAGAGGAGGCTAAATTAAAAGACAAAGAAAGGGAAAATGTAGAGTTGCAAAACGAAATATCCGAAACTATATTTAAGCGTTTAACTGATATGGATTTTTCAAAAGGATTTAAATCTATAAGAGATTATCTAAAAACATTAAGAGAAGACGATAAAATTTCTTTTAAACAAATGTCTTTAATTATGGATCAAATTGAAAAAACTTCGTTTGATAATGAAAAATCAAAAGACAAAACTGTTAATTATATAAAGAAAGTATTAAGTGAGATATCTGAAAAGTCAGAACAAAAAACATTAAGAAAATTAGCAGCACAAGCTGGAAAAAATATTAAGAAACTTATAGGTAGAATGTTAGCTGGTAAAGAAGATGGTGCAACTATATCGTTAGAAGAACAATTATCATCATTGGTAAATATAGACCCATCTGTTATTCCAAATAAAGTATATAAAACTTATAAATCTATTATAGAACAAATAGGGCAGCGTACTAAAGCTTTTGATAATGTAGAGGAGGCTGGAATTATGGCTGAAAAAGTTCAAGAGGTATTAGCAGCTGTAGCAGAACAGGAACAAACTCTTCCACAGCTTACTCAGGCTTTTAATAATTTTGAGGGAAAAGTATTATATAAAAACGGTAAGGTTAATTATTTAGACACCATAGCTAAAATGCTTAAAGAAAATATTATTACAGAGGAGGATGCCGCTTTGATGAAAAAATATAAAAAAGACATTAATAGTAAGCCAGATGCTCAACCTAAAACAGAAGAAGAAATAGCTGAAGAAAAAAAGGTTTTAATTAATGAGATTGATAATATTAAAGTAGATAACGACAGAACTGCCCCAGCAAGCCCTAAAAGTTTTCCTTCTGAAATATCACGAAGAGCAGCTTATGCCTTTAATAAATTAATAAAAGATATATCGGCTTTAGAAGGAATGTCTGTGGATGATTTAAAATTAATTATACGAACAGTAGACTCTTTGAATAAAGGTTATATGCCAGTTTCATTAATCAGTAACTTAAGTTCAAAACTAAATGCTAATAAAAATGTGGCTAAAGTGGCTGATAAATTTAGCAAATTTGATTTTCTAAGCGTTTCAAAATTATACGCAAAAGTTACGTCTTTGTTCAACAAGAAAGACAACTTCGCTTTAAACGCTATAAAAAGAAACACCTTATATGGTATTGATCAGTTGTTAAATAATTTTGGATCTATGGATCTTTATAATTCACTATTTAAACCTATGGCTAAAGCTTATTCCTCTTTTAAGACTGCAAACCAGCAGGATGGAAACTTAAGAGAAAAGGCGGCTAAACTTTTAAATAGACAGTTTTTGAAAAATCCAAACAAAATTATTGAGTCTAAATATAAGCAAATGCTTTACCGTATTCAGTTAGAATACATCTCTAATCCAGAGTTGCGAGATAAAAAATTACAAAGTGCTGATAAGTGGCTTGATGAGAGTATAAGAGATTATGAGAAAGGAACAGAGAATCCAGACAAAAGAGTATTAAATTTATTAAAAAAATTACAAGAAGATTTTGTTGAAGACGGAGAGTTGAATAATGATAAACTTTTTGATAGTTTTAGCAAAAGAGAAAAAGAAGCATTAAAAATTTTACAAGACATAGATACTAAAAACCAGGAGAAGGCTCAATTTGCAGCAGAAAGAAGGGGGGAAGGTTTTATCCCTAGAGTAAATTATGTTCATATTGCTGTTAAACCTAGTATAAGCGATAAGGTTTCTGATCCCAACAAAGATATTATAGAAAACTTTATGAGTTCTTCGTCTGTTAACAGGCCTTCTACAAAGTCTAAAGCTGGTATAGAGCGTACAGGAGCTGTTAGTCCTATATACTGGGATTCTTTCCAGGCCTCAGCAAGAGGTTCTAAGTTTACCAATTTAGATTATTATATGACTGACGGTGTTAAGGAGTCTAACTACGCTGTAAATAAATTAATAAGTACAGTAAATGAAAAAAATCCTGCTGGTGTTAATGAAAACACTCAAAGAATATTGACAGCGTTAGCTGACGCTCAAAAAGAAGTTATTAATAATGTATTGGTAGATAGCTACACAGATAATACTTTTGCAGATGAAATTGTAAGTAATATACAAAAACTAGGTTACAGAACTATGCTGGCTGGTGCGAAAAGATTTAGTGCTGAGGTTATAGCCAATATGCAATTTGCCATTACACACCCTGTTCTTTTTGCTCAAGGTATTAGCAAAGCAAATAGTCTTCCAAATGCCACTTCTTTATCTACTATAATGAAGAACTTAGGATCTTCAGTAACAACAAGGGTAACAGGATCAGGATTAAATTCTTCTAAAATTGACACTGGTTTATTAAACACTAGAGAAACAGCAGCAGACACTTTAAGTAGTAAAATGGGTAACAAGATTATGCAAATATGGAGGTTGTCTGGAAAAAACTGGGGTAAAGGTGTTGCTATAATAGCAGACTCTATTATTAGTGCACCTGATAAGATGATTACTCAGCCATTCTGGAAAGCTACTTTTGCAAACACTTTTAAAAAAGAAACTGGTAAAAACCCTGATTGGACAAAAATTGAAGCTAATGATGAGGTTTATATGACAGAAAACAAAGATGCTTTAGACGCATCAACTGACGCCGCTGATAGATGGACTAATACTGTTGGGTCTTCTGACAATCCTTTTATGAGGTCTATAAAAGATGCTAATCCTAAAACAGTTCTTGGAGCAGTTTTTGCTAATTATAATAGTTTTATGTTAAACTTCTTGAAACAAGAATTTATATCAGCTCGTCAAGGTACTTATGAGTTAATGGGTAAAGGAGATAGAACAAGAGGTCAAGGAGCACAACTTTTAGCCGCAGTTAGTTTAAGAATGACAGCTTATACTTTTGTATTAAAGGTAATGAATGACGCATTGTTTGATGCGTTAGGCCTGGATGATGAGGATGAAGATCCTAAAGCAATAGAGCAGCAACTAGCCCAGTCTCTTGCAACTTCCTTTACAAGTTTATTTTTAGGAAGAAACTTTGGTAACTTAAATAGAGCTGCACAAGCATATTTTATAGAACTAGGTAATGAAGGTTTTGGTCAAGATTTAAGAGACGGAGAATATGATCGTTATAGAGACGCAATTCAATACGATGTGTTAGGTAATGCGGCTGATGGAGACAAGTTTCTTACAAGTTTTTTAGGGGCGTACACTCCCCTAGCAAATTCTGTACTTTTTGGTATAAAAAAATATAGTGAAAAAGATTTTAAAGAAGCTGAAAGTAGAGAAAGACAAAAAAGAGAAAAGACTGAAAGAGTTCCTATTGAAATACTTGGTAATGTAGGTATGGTTCCTTTATATAAAGATGTTAGAGAATTACTTATTAAGGATATATATAAAGATATGGGTAAAAATGATGTTACCTATACAAAAGATGAGCTAAAAAAACTAAAAAGAAACAACCCTAATACATATAAAAATTACATATTTAAAAAGAGATCAGAAAAATACAACAGAGATTTAACAAAGTATCAGGAATATATAAGAAACAAAAGAAAATGGAGAAAGGACAACCCTAGAAAATCAAAACCTTCAAAACCGAAAAAACCTAGAAGATGATATTTGACGAAGACAAATGTATGAACAATACATATTATATTGTAACTGGAAAAAAAACTGTTAATGACTTTTTAAACGAAGAAGATGAGCTTTATTTTCTTCACGATCCAAAGAAAAGTACCTTTGCTCCTAACGATCCACTTTACGATACTCTTATTGATTACTTTATATACACAGAAGAATACGAAAAATGTGCAGAAATTTTAGAAATAAAAGAGCTGGTTAATATGAAGATTTTAAATTAATTGTATTAAGTCCCAGCTAGCAACATCTCTATTTCTTTCGTATTGAAACAATGTGTTAAATAGATCGTTAGTCTCTAGCGTAACAGTTTCTTTTTTACCGTCCCTTAAAGTATATTTTATTAAATAAGTTTTCAAAAGTAATGCGTTAAACGAGCTACCTGACCTGTTAGTCTACTATGAATAAATCCTTCACAGGCTAATGGTGCTCCAGTAAAGCCTTTTCTTGAATGCCAACTATCAGCAGACGACGGACTTCTCATGTATTCAACAGTAACGCCAATATAATCTTTAGCGTCTAACCATTTGTGTTTTACTTTGTGATGAATATGATGTAAGTACCAATACCTATGAGTAGTTTCTGACCAGAGTAATGGTTTCTCTTGTGCCATCAACAAGGGTAAATTTACCATCTTTGCCCCGTCTCCATGCTCCAGGCCTAGCAAATTCGTTCCATACTTGTAATACTTACGATGAGCCACGCTAATATCAAAAGTAACATCAGCCGCTTTTCTAAACCAACTTTTTAAAGTATGAGCCAGGTGGTATCCAGACTGGTAGTCATGATTACTCATGCTATGAAGAACGTCTACTGGAGCAATCTTTCTTAGCATTTCTACACATTTAACGTATAACATTAGTGCTATTTCGTAGTGTTGCCACCATTTGCCGTCAGTGTCTTGATATGTCCCTTTAGTGGTAGTTGAGTATACGTTGTCAATATGGAGTACATCGTTTCCTATACAAAATAAAACCCTATCTATATCAAACCCTTTAGCCTTATCTATAAGTCCTTTAACGCCCTCTATAACCCTTGCTACAGCAATATCATTATTGTAATCCTGGTTAGTTTCTTTTTCGTCAGCATATTTACCAATGTGTATATCAGCTGGATTTATTACTAAAAGATGAGCGTTTTTTCTTTCTCTTGTAGTTTTTAAAGGAATGTAATCAGGAGAGTAATTTGAAATAAAATCATTTACTTTACCAAATATTTGCTCTTCGTCTAACCCTAAGTTTTCTTTGGTAACTATTGAGAACCGATAGTCTCCGCTACCGCTTTGCCAGTGTTTAACACTAACTATATCTTTTTTATCTATACCTCGCTCCTCACAGTGCACATCTAAAGCTGAATTATTATTTATATTATCTAAATTAGTAGCTCTTTTTTGTAATATATAATCAACTTCTTCGGGAGAAAGTCTTAATCTTTTGCCGTACTCTTTGTTAGATTTCATCAGAAAGGGATTGAATTAAATCAGCCAAAACTTTTATTAGTTTTTGTGCTCTTTTTTTCGCAGCATCATGCTCTCTCTCCATTAAGTCCTCATATAGCTCGTCTCCAAAGGTGTGTATATTAGTTGTTACATAATTAATATGACTAATAGTTGAGACGTCTTCAGGGGCTACTCTTGGCATTTATACTTGGTTTTATCAAATATAAAAAAAATAACGACTTATCCTAATTTTTCAGAATTTTTTATATAACAATTTAACAGCATCAAATCTAAATACTCATCCATAGATATTAAAGCTATGTCTGTTAAGGTAGTGTAGCAGTTTTTTTTACGAACCATTTCTATCACAAAAGTTATAGGATCTCCAACGGTATGAACAACGCAACCTCCCAAAACTACAGATCCTAGCCTTGTAACTGGTATGCTTTGTAAATTTTTTTCTATAAAAGTTGCAATTTTAAGAGCGGTGTAAAGATCTAATTCAGAAAGGTTATCCATGAAATAATCTTCCACATCATAACCCTTAGCCTCTATATACTTCTGTCTTACATCCATGATCATTTAACTGTTTTAGTCTAAACTCTTGTAACCTGGAAAGTTTTCCATCAGGTTTTTTTATTTCAGAAAACAAAACGTCAGAGCCAGGGGGTATGGCCAGTAAATCTGGTATACCATTTTTATTTGTCAAAGTTAATTTAATAACAAAATATCCTTTTGCCTCCAGCTCTCCAATTCTTTTTTCTTGAATTTTTTGCTCTGTCATATTACAAATCTAACAAATCTCTTTTAAAATGAGCAAGGGTGTAATCTTTCTTTTTAACCACCGCTTTGTATATATCTTTTTCAATTCCGTCTCTGCTAAAAATCCAATAAACATTATTAACGAGTCTATTTTTAGTAGTCATTCTGTCTCTGCTTTGCCAGTATGATGTAGCTGAAAAATCTATATTATAATAAACCAATGCATTAGCTTCTTTTAAACTTATCCCCTCTCTTCCTGATACTATTTGCAACGCAATACTTTTGTTAGAGTTTTTAAACTCTTCTAAGTCATTAGTAATTAAGTCTTTGTAGATCTCTTTTAAAGCATTATATTCCTGGGTAAACTTATAAAAAATTGCTATTTTTTGACGTTTAAATTTATTTAGTATAAACTCTGCTTTTGAGTAGTCTAAAATTATTGAGTTACCGCTTTCAAATTTGATTGTTCCAGAACAAAGTTGATGTGTTTTAATCATAAGTTTAGCTGGTGTGTCTGCTAATAATAATTCTTCTTTACCTTCTATAACTCTGTCTTTTTTTAACTGATTTATAATTTTTATAGTTGATTTTTTTAAATCTACATATAACACTTTTTCAGTTGTTTTTGTTTTAAAGCCTGCCAATTTTTGCGTATAATTAATAATGTAAGGGTTTATTTTTTGTAATATCTTGTCGGTACCCCTTGAGTAATCATTAATAAACATACTATTAATTTTTCTTTGCTTTACATCAACATAAGACTTTGCAAAAGCGTAAAAGTTTTTACAATTAGAAAAAGGATTACCAGGTATACCATAAACTTGATGAAACATTTGGCTAAAAGATTCAGGAGTTGGAGTTCCAGACAACAATATTACATAAGGATTACAATACATAATTAATTCTTTAACTTGCCTTGCTCTTTTACTTGGCTTAGGAAATGCACCCATAGAATGAGCCTCATCACACACTACTAAACCCCATTTGTTTTTAGGTAATTTATGAATACTTTCGTAATTAATTACAGTCAAATCATACCCTGGTTTTAATAAATTATGATCATCTACTATACTTGATATGGCTTTTTTCTTTGTTATAAACAAAACAGAAGAGACACTAAGACGACTAGCTATCCCCAGACTTGTAAGAGTTTTACCTGTTCTAACCTCCATAGCTAAATAAACGAAACGATTTAAGTTTAAAATATTTAAAGATTTCTCTATAATTTCAGATTGATATTCTCTAAACTTAATCATTAGTTTTAAACATAAAATATCTACCGCCTAAATCTCTACCCTCTTCGGGTAAACTATTGTATTCGTAAGCCGAGTAAGCCTTTATCCAATTATAAAACCTTCTGCGGGGGACGGTAAACTTTGATTTAGGAGCGAAATCAGGATATTCGCTAATAAACTCATCATACAAGTCTTGCTTATACATTCTGCTATTTGGTTTAATTTTTTCATTTATCTGTGAGTCTCCTACTAAACCGCACCACTCTATAAATTCATGACAAGTCTCGCTAGACAAATCTTTTATTTTTTTGTTTACAAAATTACCCTTAATTAATCCATTGTTAAGATATAACTGCAAGTTAGTCATCATATAATTATCAAACTGACACCATTCAGTATCGTCCCACTCTCCAAACATAAGTTTTCCAAACTCTACCAAAGGAGTAAAGTCTTTCGTGTAAAAATGTGCTAATTCAAGATCCCACTTTCTTCTTTCAAAAGAAGATCCCTTTCCTTTTAAAGCATAATTTGTTGTTAAAGAAACTTTAGGAGATTTACTAAAAGGAATTTTCACTGCATCCTTGTTTTTACGCTCAAGCGTAATCCCTTCTGTTATTATGCTAAATAATCTTTCAAAATCAAAAGATTTCTTTACATCATCAAAACACAATATTTGTGTATCAGCCGAAACTAATTGATATGCAAATGATCTTTCAAACGTAAAACTCTTTCCGTCTATGGTTACACATTTCTTCATTTTAGCTAATGCGTTCATAAACAACCCCTTACCAGTACCACCCTCAGGATTGTCTGATATAATTTCATCATTAAGTATAACAGCTGGACAGTATGATAAATTTTTCCAACCATGCAGCAAATAACCAATGGTAGACTCCATAGAGTTTACTCGGCTATCGTCTTCGCCACAAATATTTGAAATAAAAACTTTATAATCGCAACTACCCACTTTACATAAAGTAAAAGTCCTATCTATAACATGATCTCTCCATACATAACCACCTAAATCTAAATAATCAATTAGTATAATATCAGTTTTAGTAATTTTAACAGCACAATTCATATAGTACAAGTATGCTACGTCTTTAGTGTCGGCTATAAAAAAAACATTTATTGAAGCCATTAATGTTAGAAACTCTTCCCTAAAATATCTAGTTTGTTCAGCAAAATAATTGTAGACAGAAAGATCATCAACTGTAAGTAAATAATTTAAAACAAAATCTTTGATTTCTTTTTCAGACGTATGATCTATTAAATTGTTGGTTACTCTAACGAATACATAATTTTTACTACCCTCTGGGCTAAACTTATAAAAACCATTGTCTTCCAGGTAGTTCTTAAATAATATATGTACTATTTTTATTACTCCTTTTTCATTTTTAGTCCAAAACTTATGATTAGTTTGCTCTTCCTCTATTCTTACTATAACGTTTTCTATGTCACCGATATCAATTTTTTCGTCCTCTAATTGACATCGGATCTCTTTTTTTGAGACGCCACGCCTGAGTTGTTGTTTTACCAGGTTTACCCTGTCTTGATCTTCATAATACTTAGTTCCAAAATTTTGAACTTGTGCGTATGCGGAATTTATTGTTCTTCTAATTTCGTTTATATTAAAATCTTTTGAATCAAAATTACCCATAACATATTCAGCTAAATTTTTAGGAACTCCAAAATCATTAAAGGCTGATGCTAAAATAAAAACATTATTATTTCTCTCTCCGTTTACCAGCCCATATTTATTCTCCCACCACTTCATAAGAATATCTACAATTTTATTTTCATCTGTAACAGGTATTGTTGGCTTGTCTTTATACTTGTTTAATTCAACAAACTCCACTTCCTCTATTTTATCCCAAAGGCTTGACGTCAAATTTATATGAACTAAAGGATCATAAGACTCATAACAAACTCTAGAAACATTTTTTGAGGTTGTGTCAAAGTATGGTGAATTAAAATATTTGTTTAATGATGAGAAATAATTTTTATGGTTATCTACGTCTTTTGGAACTTTAACTAAAACTTTTAAACCTTTACCACTAGGAGATATAAAAACAGAAAAAACAAATTTATTTTTAGTTAATTTTTCTTTTTCCTGGAGCAAATCTTTACTTGATTTGTATCCGTCAAAATCTAAACAAATTAAGCCGCTATGCTCTGTTAGAGAGGCGTCGTTTCTTTTAGTAAAGTTTCCGCTAAAACATATTGCTGGTAATTGTTTTTTTAAATCGTTTCTTTCTTCTTTGTTTTTTGTAAGTCTTATTTTTTTTACTATATCTTTTGAGTTCCCTTGCTCTATTCTTTCCAGCACTACCATAACATTTCTGTAAAATGGTTGTGATGTGTCTTTTATGTCTTTAAAAATTGTTATTTGCATTATATTAAATTAAAAAAAAGGGGGTAGATATAAAAATTTAATTAAAACTGGAAGCTCTTAAACCCCCTGTTATTGTTGGGTGGCAAAACGCCGTTCGTCCACCCCCTTTATGGTTAAAACGGCAAATCTGGATCGTTGTCTGGAGTAACCTTCATACTTTCCAGTTTTGCTGAAAGGTCTTCTTTCTTAGGCTCTGGCTTCCAAGTGTCAATAGATACAGAATGTGATTTACCATACTGATCTACTTCTTTTTTCTTTTGGACATTCAGTTTTATGTATTTCTTAGAATTGTACTCAAATATATGTTCTGATGGTAAATCAGAAAGACATATACTACAAGACACAAGATTTCCTTCAAACTTTGATATACCTGATCCAACAAAAATTTTTTTATCTTCCATTTTTAATGTATTTTAACTTGATGCTCCAAAATTTCTAAAACGTCAGCCATAAGCTGTTGCTTTTGCTGTTCGCTCTCCATAGTAGTTGGAACTTCTACTATAAATATTTCTCTTTCCCAGGACAACTTAGAAAGATAGTGTTTTAATACTTGATAAGCTATTTTATAATGTTTCATAATGTATGAATTGTTCTATGTCTTCTGCAAACAAACCATCACAAAAGAACTTGTCGTGTACTTGCAACGCCTCTAAAACCTTTAATGATCCTCTGTGAATAAAATCTTCGCTCGGGGTGTAGATAGCTAATTGATGCGTATTTTTATCTATAACATAAAACTCCATNGGTAGTCCAAACAACTCTTGATATATAAACGCCTGGCTATCATAGTTATACTTTGAAGCTGAGTATGAAAACTTAGAAATATCTGACGTAGTTTTTAAATCAATTATTTTTTCGGTAGTTACAATATCCGCTTTACCTTTCCAGAATTTGCCATGGATATTTTTTATCATAGGCAATTCATATTGATTTGATTCCTCATAAATATCTCCATGCATTTGCATATTTGCTTTCATAGAGTCAACTAATTTAAATATTTTTTCAGCTTCATGAACTAATAAACACATTTTATTATCTTCACTATTTACAGCCTCTTTATACGCCTTAGTATTACGACTAGAGGCGTCTATTAAAATAAAATCATCTAGCTTTTCTTTTTCTAACATGGCTGTATGAAAAAATCTACCCTCTAGCATAGCTTTTGTTTCTGCTTGAGGTTTGCCAAATTCTTTTGGATTGTTTAGTAAAGTATATATGTCTGAATTAGACAACCATTGTTTACCAAACTTTCCATAATATTTTTTATCGTCTTTTAGTTGATCTAAAACTTCTTTATTATTATCGCTAACTATCATGGCTATTCTATTATAATGTTAGCAATCTCCTTTTTTACTTTTGCAGTAATTTTATATTTCTGCTCTAAAGTTTTGACAATCTTAGGTAATCCCATAGATTTATTTGACGCTATCCAGTCTAATGTTTTTTTCATATCAGCATCTCCCAAGTCAAGAACAACGCTAGTAGGTTTTGTCGGCTCTTTTCTCTCATTTAAAATAGCATTCTTTACCTCGTCTGCTGATGCAACTGATGTGTCTAGCCCTATTCCAAAGTTACCCAAAGCCCTACCCCATGCTGATGTTTCGCAATTCTCAACATAAGATGTTTTATTTATAAAAGAAGATCCGTTTCTTTCCTTAGCCGTTCCCGACGCTAGAAGACGTCCCTCTTCGTTAAGTATAAATGCTTTCATTGTGATAGTGTCCTCTGTGATTTCTATTATACTTGTGTCTAAAGTATACTGAGGATATGTCTCTCTAAAGTATTGTATCCTGGTATGCACTTCAACATACTCTTTACCTTTAATATTTACCGTTTTTAATTTTTTCATATTTATTTAGTTTAATTAGTTTTTGACTGTAATAAGAATATCTGTTCATTACAAACTCCCGTTTTGTTTTTAAATTCTTAATATATTTATCATTCTTCCTGGTGTTAACCTCCTCCTTCATGCTTTTTTGTATCATTTTCAGCTTTCTAATGCAGTTGTTTATAGCTATTGTTACGCATCCAACAACCCAGCCCTTAGTAAAAAAAATTTTATACTCTTCCAGGCTTAACTCTTGAAAGTAATCTCCATTTTTTGCACAATTAAGTATTTCTGTTTTACTAGGAAACTTTTGTATCTTTACTCCTAGATTGATCATGCTTACCGATCCATTCCTTTGTATATTTAGTGTTTCATCATCTACTGCTTGTTTATATATATCAGAAAGGGTATACATTTTAGCTTACTGAATTTTTTAAAATACTATCTACAACCTCTTTATAGTCAGGATCACTATCTACAAACTTTTTTGCTTTGTTATATCCGTAAATAATGGTAGAATGTGTTACGGGGTGTCCGTTATCTTCCATGAATTTTTGAATATAAGAAAACCTTATTGGACGTTCTCTTGACAAAAAGTATAGCATTTGTCTTGCTTCTACGACTTCTCTTTTTTTAGTTTTTGTAAACATTTCATCTAATGTTACATGAAATCTATCTGCTATTGCAGTTGCATACTTATCAAATATTTCTCTTTTCATTTTATTTTTTTTTATTTAATTTTTCTAATCTTTCTATCTCAAACTTGAGATGATTTATAGATTTTTGTAAACATTCTATGGGGCTTTCGTGCTTTCTAGAACTACGGAGACAATATGTAACAACGTTACCTATGTTCCATGTACAATTAAAGTCTTCCACCACATATCTTGCTTGATAGTACCCCTCTCTGTATGTGTCTCCTACATAATAGTTAGGTACTTCAATAGTGTGAGACGGAACATATAATTTAGGATCTTTACTCATTTTCTGTAATTTTTTAATTTATACTTACTCATATCATTTCTTTCCCATTGAAATTGAGGGGGAGTAATATTGGAATAGTAGCTACAAGCTACAAATTTATTATTTAATTCTTGTTTACCACTATTTTTAAAAAAATTATTCATTTCTATATAATTTAGTCTATTTTTTATATCGTATTTTTTCTTTTCCTGGGCTTTCTTACATTGATTTACCAGGTATGTAGACAATTCTTTCATATTATTTTATTTTATTTATATAAAGGGACAGTTAAGAGTATTAACTTATCGTTGGCTTATGCCTTTATAACTGCCCCTTTACATTATAAGAGGTAAACATTTAATATTAAGGTATCTTACACCTATAAAATTATGGGATTATTCCCACCTCTTATTTCTTATAATTATTTAAAATTATTTGCTTTAGTATGGTTTGGTTTAACTTCTGCAACCATTGTATAAATTTTCTGTTTGGCTTTTCCTTTAGTTTTTCCTTAAGGATCATTTCTTGCACCTCTCTCATCTTCCTAAGTCTCTACGCTCATCAGCTTCCATCTCTGCTATTTGATCAAGTCTCATTTGCCTGTACTCGTAATCTTCTGTAATCTCACAATAGTCTTGACAAGAATTACAAACATAATATTCAAAAGAATCAATCTCTAATTCAGCATCAATAGAGTCTACCCAATCACTTCCACAGCACTTACTAACCATTTCTACCCCCATTACCAGTTAAAGTTTATAGGGGTTTCTTTAACTTGTTCTCTTTGTTTTTTTATTTTCTTCTCTAAATTTTTAGATCTCAAGTTTTTATGTTCTTTTACTATATAGTCTATCCAGTCATTATAATCTAATGCCCTGTATTTATACTTGTTAAAGTATTTTTTATAGTCTTTATCCATTTTCTTATGTATTAAGTTAATAAAAAAAAGAGAAAGAAACACGCCGAACAGCTTCTAATTACATTGTTGATTTCGCCTAACATCAACTCTTTGTATGTTTATATAAAATTCAATTAGTGTGTAATATTACAATATTTTTACTTCAAATCAAAATTTAGCTAAATAAATCTTGCATATCTGTTTCTGATCTTACAAGAACAGCTAACAAATTACTTTCTAATTGTTTATTTTGAGCATAGTCCAGGAGAGTATACTCAATTACCTCTCCGCTATTCATATCATAATCGTTATAATCTAAGTATTCAGCATTAAAATAATATGATATAACATCATGATCATACGAATTAGTAGTTTTTTGATATTTTTTTGTCCATAACGTAGCCAAATGATCGTTCCAATCCTGGTTGGTGTACGGAGATTGAGTTAAGGGGTTAAGCGGATCTTCTTTTCTTTTATTTATCTCGTACAACTGCGTTACTTTCCACAAGTTATCTAATAAATTAATTGTACTCTGTTGGTTTAAACAATACAGATTATGAGACAACAAAGGAGAGACAATCATGCAATCATCATCTTTTAATTCTTTTACCTTTACAGATACCCTTTGTATTCTTCCATGCACCAGGTACCATACATCAGTAGAATTATCATAGTCTATTATAAAACCTAAGTGTAAAGATCTGCTTATTCTATAAAAAGACGCATTAATATAGTCTTCGTCAATTATCCAATCTGTTTTACTTACTTTAATAATACTATTGAAATCAAAGCTACATACCTGGTTAATGTACTGCTGTATATTATCTTGAACTTTCTTGATAGGAAAGTCTTTATCTTCAATAAAACTAATAGAATTAGTAACTAACTCTACGTTCTTGTCAAAATTTAACTTGCTTAATTCAATAGATATAACAAATTTTTTCATTTTATTACAAAGTTAATCGTTTTCTCCATATATTTCGTGAGTAGTAAATATTCCAACAAAATCGTAGTAATGCCCATGTTCTGTGTGAATATTTCCGTCTTCTCCTATGCCTACAATAAACGCATTTTCGTCGTCTTCTTCAATAAGGTGTAATATATATTTATTTATAGCATTAACATCTTCAAAACTATCATACCATTTTAAATATTCTCCTCTATAAATTACCATAGATAATGATCTTGCTTCGTTAAAACTTTGATCAACTTTTTTAAACATAGAATTTTTGTTTAACGCTTTTAAATCTTTTTCATATTTTTTATTTACCCCTATTATAATTGTGCTTCTATATCCCATAATTAATGTATTATATTTATAAATGTCCTCCGTAATTTTTACCTACAATATCATATCTACATTCACTATCTCCCCTTTCATTCATTCCATCATACTCATCTACTCCACAAGANCCATACTCATAAGNNGCTTCAGAACACGCTTTATCTATTTTATCNACAAATAACTCTTCATTTTCCTGTAAATATTCTAAAACATCTTTATCTTTAATATCATTAGGTACTTCAATCTCTACTTCAGCATATTTATGATATACTGATCTTTGCATAATTTTTACTTTCATTTTATTTAATTTATTGGTTTATGATTTTCATCTAATTCGGTTATTATACTTGTAAACAAAGTAATGCTTTCATCTCCATCATTCCATATTTCAATATTATTAAATATAATATCAAAATCCTCATCTTCTCCGTTAGTTCTGTTTCCTAATAAGTGTATGTACTTATCTTTGTTTTCTATTTTTTGCAGTTCTGCAATCAATTCTTTTACTATCATTTTATTTAATAATTTTTAATTATAATTCTTCTTCGTATTTGGTAATTAAGTCTTCAAGATCCCATTCTGACAATTCTTCATACTCTTTTGGGTTAAAAGATTCGTCTCTTAAATCAAAGTTAAGATAGGTTTGTCCTCCATTTCCATCATTCCAAATAGATACACCTTTGAAATTTGTTTTGCATTCATACCCTACGCCTCTCCTGGTGTTGTATGTTCTTATGCTAGTTACTCTTAAATCAGTCATGATTCATCTAATTTTAACAAAGAGTTTGCCTCTTTCATTACTAAGTAGTTATATCTACTTACCTTAAGAGGATATTGTGGATCTACCAATATGCTCCATGTCTGATCCTCAAATAATTCTTTTTTTAAGTTTTCTTTTTCTTGTTTCTCTTCTTTAGTTAAATTCATAATTATTTATTTTTAAAGGTTTCTATATGTATATCGGTTAATGTGTAACTACTAATATCTTCCTCCTCTTCTCCATCAGCAATTCTATCTTCGTTTAATCTTTTTAAGTATTTTTTTGGATCGTTTGTGCAAACATCATGAAATACCTTTCCATAACTAT